GTACTGTCGATCAGTGACGAAGGTTTGGCCTGGCAGGGCGACGGCAAGATCATGCACACCGTAGGACAAGACGTGCATGTGCTAAACAAGGAGTTAGCCGATGTCTAAGGGATTCCTGTGGTTCGCCCAGAACAATGACACAACAGACTACGTCGAACTGTCCATAAGATTGGCCAAGTCCATAAAGAAATGGAATCGTGAGAACAGTGTGTGCGTGATCACTGATGAGAAAAGTAAATTTGAACACGAAGCGGTAGACGTGGTACAGGTGTTGGAGGAGGATGATGCCTCGGAACACAAAATAAAATGGGCCAACGAGCACAAGGCATGTTGGTGGACTCCTTTCGAGTACACGATCAAACTAGAAGCGGACATGCTGTGGACGGCCAACACGGACTGGTGGTGGTACCACCTATGGCAACACGATCTGGTGTTCAGTGTTGATTGCAGGAACTACAAGGATCAAGTGGTCAAGGAGACACCGTACAGGAACTTGTTCAAAAGAAATCATCTACCCAACATATACAATGGACTGATGTACTTCCGTAAATCAGAAAGATCTAAGAAATTTTTTGAATTGGCAGAACAGATAACTTACAAGTGGAATGAAGTCAAGGAGCACATGTTGATCAATTGCCACGACACTTATCCTAGCACGGATGTGGTGTTCGCCCTGGCATATAGGATTTTAGATCCAACCAATCAACATCTCATAGACTACGAATGGTTCAAGTTCCTTCATCATAAGCCTGGTGTAAATAATCTAGACTGGGTCAAAGATCAAAACAACTTCCTGTTCCCCAACAAGTCAGGAGATGCATATTACCTAGGAGAACGTCGTGTGTCCAGGCCATGGCACTACTTCGACAAGGAGATTAATGTCAGAGATTTTTAAAGCACTAAAGGATTTCAAGGTTCGACCTCCCAAGAGACACTTTGTAAACATAGACGGCAAACAGATAGAAGTGCCTCTTGACAAGAAATTGGAAATAATGAGGAGAGGCGAGCAATACTACACGCTGTCCAACGTGGATGGCAAAACAGACATAGTTGAAAAAGATCAAATAAAACCCAAGGCAAAGACACAGTATTCTCAGTTGATATCAACACCACACAAAGGTTACGTGTTCTTGGACGGGGACATACATTGGCCAATTGGGATCGTAGATGGAGGAAAAGCATGGTTGCTCGAGTACGAGTAAGCGATCTAGATTTCGTTTACATAAGTTTCAAAGAACCCAACAAGGAACTGAATTGGGCAGATCTAAAAAACAAGGTGCCATGGGCCAAGCGTGTCGATGGGGTAGTTGGATTCGATTCTGCACACAAGGCCGCGGCGGAACTAGCGGAAACTGATTTCTTTATCAGTGTGGACGGAGACAACATCATAAATGAGAAATTCCTACTAGAGACTTTGGATTGGAGCAAGACCAATCCTGACGCTGTCCACAGGTGGCGTGCTAAAAACAATGTGAATGGACTGGTGTACGGAAACGGCGGGTTGGTAGGATGGCCAAAACAGACTTGCCTCAACATGCGTACACACGAAAACGCAGACACCGAGGAGAACAGATTAGACTTCTGTTGGGGTGTACCACATGAAAATCTACACAACTGTTATTCGACCACAGTGATCAATGCGGAAAAGGACCAGGCATTCACTGCCGGATACAGGGAGGGCGTGAAAATGGGATTGGACAAAGGCAAACCCATACCGGCCAACGACTTCAACAAGAATGTGTGGCCTGAGAACCTGCGTGTGCTGAGCACCTGGATGACAGTGGGGGCCGATGTAGAGAATGGCAAATACGCCATGCTGGGCGCCAGGATGGGACTGTATCACACTGTGCTGGGCAACTCCAATGAACAAAGTGACATCAGTGACATAGGAGGCATGAGAGAAATGTTCTTCAACAAAATAGACGCCAACAACATGGACGACGAGATACGGATGTATGGTGAGAGCATCAAACAGAGGTTGGACATACCAATAGCAGACTTCACACCAGAGGACAGCAAGTTCTTCAAGTTCACGTTGCCGGAGCACAGGAACAAAGGAGTGCAAGACCGTGAGTACCAGTGATTACAAGTCAGACGCAGACAAGGCCAGAGAGAAATTAGAGACCGTGTCTCCCACCATGTGCCTGGCCAAGTGGAACCAGACCTCACTGCACCTGCCCACGGGCAAGACAAACAGTTGCTATCATCCTCCACTGCACAAGATCAGCCCAGACAAGCTCAACTACAACCCCGCGAGCCTGCACAACACCACTGATAAACTGCAACAGAGGAAGGAGATGCTGGAGGGCAAGAAGCCAGAAGGGTGTTCCTACTGCTGGAACATAGAGAAGACTGGAGAGATGAGTGACAGGCACTACAGGTCGGGCGAACCATGGGCCATGCAGGACTTCGATGACATCATGAAAAAACCACTGGACGACAAGTGGACTCCGAGGTACGTTGAGGTCAACTTCAACAACGCCTGCAATTTCAAGTGTAGTTACTGCTCACCACAGTTCTCCACCACGTGGGGCAAGGAAGTCGATCGTTATGGAGAATATCCAACGTCACCACCCCACAACATGCCGGAACACTTCCAAGGAGAGAACAGGCCTTTAACAAATCGTGAAGATAATCCATACGTTGAAGCGTTCTGGAGATGGTGGCCAACGCTGTACAAGAATCTAAAACACTTCCGTATGACGGGAGGGGAACCCATGATGGATGTGAACACATACAAGGTGTTCCAGTACATAATTGACAACCCCAAACAGGACCTACACCTGAACGTGACCAGCAACATGTGTCCCCCGGACAAGAAACTGAAGGAGAAATACTTCAACATGGCACAGGAGATATGTATGCAGGACAAGGTGGAACACATGATGCAGTTCGTGAGCGTGGATGCATGGGGCAAACGTGCGGAGTACATCAGGAACGGATTGGATTTCAACTACATGATGGACAACGTGGAGGAGTTCCTGGAGCGTATACCAGGGAGGAATTCCATAACGTTCATATGCACATACAACAATCTCAGTATAACCAGCATGGACCAATTACTTGAAAAGATACTGGAACTGCGTGCCAAGTACAGCACCACATACCAACGTATATGGTTTGACGTGCCACTGCTGAGGCAACCCACATGGCAACAGATCACACTGCTCCCGGAATCCTACCAAATAATACATGAGGAAAACATAGAATACATGCAGAAGCATTGTGGGAACGACAGAGGGTACAGCAAGTTCAACGATTTCGAGATCCAGAAGATGCAACGTAATCTCGCATACTGGCGCGAAAACGCTGACGCAAGTACGCAAAATAAAAAAAACTTTTACGCTTTCTTCAACGAACACGACCGCAGACGTCTCACAAGGTTCTTGAACACCTTTCCTGAGATGGAAGAGTTCTGGGAGGAGTGCAGAAACGTATGAATGATTTAGAATACAAGAAAAAAATACTAGACACCAAATCTGCAAGTTTCTGTGGGGCCAAATGGTACAATGCGACTATATGGCTGGGCAGTGGGATGACCACAAGTTGTCACCATCCGCTTCCGCACAAGATTGATCCAATCGCTGTGCAATCAAATCCGAAACTGCTACACAACACACCTGAGAAAAAAGAACAGCGTAGGCAGATGCAGTGCGGAGAGAGGCCTGCAGGATGCGAGTACTGTTGGAAGATTGAAGACATCAACAGAGACAACATAAGTGATAGGGTGTATAAATCACAAATATTCACAGATGAAGATCTAGACACAGCATATAACCTAGATCACAAGGAAGACGTAGACTTGAAAACACTAGAAATAGCATTTGACAGAACCTGTAACTTTGCTTGTACGTATTGTAATCCTGCATTCAGTTCCACTTGGGCAAACAACATCAAGAGGCAAGGACCATACACCGATATGAAAACAGATGGCAGGAATCATTTCACACACAGCCATGAAAGTGCAGAGCCGTACAAGAAAGATGAGACCAATCCATACGTGGAAGCATTCTACAAATGGTGGGAAACAGACCTACACAAGAGCCTAGATGAACTGAGGATAACAGGCGGAGAACCTATGATGTCACCTAATTTATGGAGACTACTAGATTGGATAGAAACACAGGGAGATAAAATGAATCCCAACATGACCCTCGCAATAAACTCTAACCTAGGTGCAAAGCAGAGCATCATTGATAGATTCAAAACAAAATTAAAGAAGTTTGATAACTTCGAATTGTATACTAGTTGTGAAGCAACATTTGGACAAGCAGAATACATCAGAGACGGACTAGTTTATGGAGATTGGCATTCCAACTTCTTGCACATGATGGTGGATAAGGTTCCACGTGCCCTCCACAATATGTGTACAATTAACGCACTATGTCTAGAGTCATTACCTGAGTTTTTAGAGAAAATGGTTTGGTTCAAGAGTGCAGGCAAGGTGTACGGACCAGAAGTTAACTTTACACTGAACATATTGAGGTTTCCGAGTTTCCAATCACCGCTTGTGCTACCGGATGATTTAAGAAATAAATTTAAACTGGACTTGGTAAAGTTTTTAAATACTAACGAAAAACATTTAGAACACATGGAAATTAATCAAACACAAAGACTTATCGACTACTTGGATGTTGTCAAAACACCACATGCAGGTGCGGCCGAACAGAGTAAACTACAAAAAGACTTCAAGGCATTCTACAGTCAATATGACAAACGATCAGGAAAAGAATTTGAAAAGACTTTCCCAATAATAGGAGAATGGTACCGTGGCATATGATTACGGGGCCAAGGAGCCCGAGAAGTTAAAGATTAAAGACATGACCGAGAGACAGCGTGAGTTGTTGATCGACAGTGACACATTTTGTATGATGCCATGGCTACATCTCCACGCTTTTCCAGACGGCAGGGCCTATCCATGTTGCTTCGCAATAGATGATTATCCTGTGGGAAACTTAAACAAGGATTCCATGGAAACTGTGTTCAATGGCAAGGACATGAAACAGTTGAGACAAAACATGTTGTCAAACAAATCCAGTAAAAACTGCACCAAATGTTATGATCAAGAAAAGTCGGGATTTTTCAGTTTACGTATGAGTTCGAACAAACACTTTGGACACAACATAGGAATGATTGATAACACCAAAGAAGACGGCAGTGCAGATTTTGTGATCAAGTACTGGGATATACGATTCAGCAATCTATGTAATTTGGCCTGTAGGAGTTGCGGCACATGGTTCAGTTCAAATTGGTATGAGGACCATAAGAAGTTAGCAGGCGAACCACCAAAACATGCCAAGATATTACGTGTCGGAAGAAGTTCCAATGACATATGGGATCAGATGTTAGAACAGTTTGATCATGTTGAGCAGTTCTATTTCGCAGGCGGAGAACCTTTGATAATGGAGGAACACTACAGGATATTGAAAGAGCTGGACAAAAGAAAAATGTATCACGTGAGACTGATCTACAACACCAATTTCACTAAGACAAAATTCAAGGACATGGATGTACTAGAATTATGGAAAAAATTTGACACAGTCTCTATAGGTGCCAGCCTTGACGCAGAAGGTAAACGTGCTGAACTAATGAGGAAAGGAACGGTATGGGACGATGTGGTGGCCAACAGGAAAAGGATGTTGGAGGTGTGTCCCGAAGTTGACTTCTACATCAGTTCCACAGTAGGACTTATAAATGCCTGGCACATCACAGACTTCCATAGGAATTGGGTTGACATGGGATTTTTAAAACCACAAGACTTCAACTTCAACTTATTACAGTCTCCGTTTGGACAGAGGATAGATTTAGCGCCATTGGCATACAAACAAAAAGTAAAGGACAAGATCGAAAAGCACATAGAATGGCTAGCACCTCTAGATCCATTGACAAGGGCGACCAAAGGCTTCCAGTCAGGCATAGACTACATGATGCGTAGAGACAACCACGAGCACATAGACCAATTCAAATCGTGGATGAAGAGGCTAGACGACCTCCGTGACGAAAACATGCTTGAAACTTTTCCCGAGTTGAAGGAATTGTATGAAGAAGATTAAACCGTCAGAAGGCAACAAAACGTTCTGCATGGCGCCGTGGACGCACACATACCTATCACCACAGATGGAAAGAAGACTGTGTTGCAGTTCACGTGAGTCATCGGCAAACTTCAAACAGTACATAGACACAATTGATCCTAAAGGACACAATGACAAAATAAACCTTACAACCCTCGACCAGCATTGGAATTCAGAATACATGAAGACTGTGAGACAAAAATTACTGGCCGGTGAGGAGATACCACAGTGTGCCGTGTGCAACGACAAATTGCTTAACGAGCAGGTGTACAGACAGCACTTCAACCATCTGTACAAGCACAAAGTTGACGAAGCATTTGCCAGCACGGACGAAACAGGTGAAACGAAAATGAAAGTAGAAAGTTTTGACTATCGTTTTACAAACCTTTGCAATTTCAGTTGTAGGATGTGCGGTGACATGTTGAGTAGCACATGGGAAGCGGAGAACAGGAAGTACGGCCTGGGAGAAATCGATCCGGAGTACGTGTACAAAGATCACAGGATATGGGGCAGGAAGGACATAAAGGAAAAATTAGAAAAGTTCCATGACCAGCAAGTGGTTAAGGAGTTTACGGCGGCAGTGGAGGAAAAAAGAATAACAGAGATATACTGGTGCGGTGGAGAACCTTTGATGTGGAAGATACATTGGACGGCAATGGAGAGGATCAAGGAACTAGGATATGCTGAAAATGTCTTGGCCAGGTACAACTCAAACATGAGTCGTATCAACTTTTATGGTAAAAATTTATTCGAAGACATATTGAAACACTACCAACAATTTCAGATTTGTGCTTCTATCGACGGGACAGGTGAAACTGGAGAGTACATCAGGACAGGGTTGAAATATTCCGAATGGCTTGAAAACATGAGGTATGGGTTGAAATACGTCCAGGGACCTTACCAGCGTATACAACTGGACCTCACTATAACCATGCCAGGATTGTTCGATCTTGAAAATATGGTTTTACTCAGCAACGAACTAGGAATAGAACTGTTGACCAAACAGGTTTTCAACTTCTCCGAGGACAATGCAATGGCACCACTGTTCATGCCATATGATATAATGAGTGAGATGATCGATGACGCAAGAGAAAAAACCATCAAATATAAAAATAAAAATCTTAACAATTTCTTTGCACAGTTAGATGAAATGCAGAAACAGAAGAGAAACAATGAGCTGGTGTATGATGAGGAAATTTACAAAAAAGGGCAGAAAGACGGCAAGGCAGAAATTGAAAGATTAGATCGCATACGTGGCACAGACATCAAGAAAATATTAGCAAAAAACAAAAAGGCGTTAGAGTGGTGGACAAGTATATAGATTCAAACATATGCCCATTACCGTGGAACCATTTAGAAGTTGATGTAAATGGCGGTGCGTCTCCTTGCTGTTTGTACAAGGGTAGTATTCCTGGAGTCAAAGTGTACGAACAAAGTTTAAAATCCATACAGCAAACAGAGTACATGGAACTTCTAAGGAAAAAGTTCAGGGAAGGTAAGCGTCCTAAAGGATGTCAAAGTTGTTGGCAAGAAGAAGATGCCGGCAAAACAAGTAAAAGACAGAATTCAATTTACAAAATGCGTAGCAGTTTAGAAAACTGGACACCTAACAGCGAGCCAACGCTGAAGTTTATTGACTTTAAGTTGGGCAACGTGTGTAATCTTAAATGTAGGATATGTGGATCGTGGAGTTCCTCAAAATGGGCTCAGGAAGAAATAGATTATGAGACGGCCAAGGGTGGAGATAATCCTGTGGCCAGGAAACAACTCAAGGAGGGAGGATGGCCAAAACGTAACCCACAGTTCTTCGAGGAGTTGCAGGAGGATCTGAAATATGTGGAGTACTTTGAATTCACAGGCGGTGAACCGTTTATGATCAAGGATCACTTCAAGATACTGATGCACTGTGTTGAGAAGGGATATGCCAAGGACATAGATATACATTACAACACAAATGGCACACAGTTGCCACCACAGGAAATATTTGACCTATGGAGTTGCTTCAAACATGTGGAAGTGGCATTTAGTATTGATGATGTGGGAGAACCTTTTGAGTATCAAAGACATCCTGCCAAGTGGAGAGAAGTAAATCAAAATCTTGTCAAGTTTAAAGAAATGAAAACTCCTAACATGGATTTTCAAATATGTTCGACAGTGAATATATTCAACGTGTTCAACTGGGCCAAGATGGCATTGTGGGTGGCACAGTTTCAACCCAAGTTTTTCTATGTGAACACTTGCTTTGACCCAGATGTGTTCAACATTCAAACACTGCCACAACAAGTCAAAGACATAGTAGTAGATAGATACCACATGCTTACAGACTATCAACCCAGCATAAGATTCATGAATGCCGCTGACAGGGATTCTCCTGAAATAAGAGCAGAAAGAAAAAGAAGAATACTACAAACGGATCAGTATAGGAAAGAAAATTTCGGAGATGTGTTTCCACTTTTAAATAACATACTAAAAATATATGACTAAGAAATTCATAGCAGGTGGTTGCAGTTTCACATTCGGGAACGAACTCAGTGACGATGTCAATGGCAACACGCCATCAGCGAAGACATGGGCACACCGCCTTTGCGAGAACGCAGGAATGGAATACGTCTGCACAGCCTCTGGTGGATTGGGCAACCAAGCCATAGCACGCCGTGTGTTCATGGCAATAAATTCAAACGAGTACATTGGTGCCGTCGCAGTGATGTGGAGTTTCCCCTCAAGGTATGACTGGGCCATGCCAGAATACAAGAAGTTAGATGGCAGTCGTTGGGTTTCGATATCGCCTTGGGACACCAGGAAAGGGCATGAAGAAGCCATGTCTAAATTGTCGGACTCAGACATACAGCAAGAGATCTGGCAAAAGAGATCCGAGGAAACTGCAAAGATAGGAGTGCGAGACTTCGCAGACAGTCTTTATAAAAATGCCGCCAACGAGTATCATGAGATATATCTCAGTTGGAAATCGATCACATGGTTGCAGAACATACTGGAGAAGAGGAAAATACCATTTTTCTTCACACTAGCGGACAACACGCTGTTTTACGATCACATGCGACACCACAAGGACAAGGATGATCTGATGACTGCACTGCACTCAGAGATAGACATTACCAAATGGTTCACTTTTGGAGAACGCATGATGGGTTTCAACCAATGGGCACTGCTGAATGACTACGCCCGAGCCACCACACATCCACTTGACGAATCACACCAGGATGCTGTACAATTAATGTTACCAACTTTTAACAAACTGATAGGAGACAAATAATGTTAACATGGATACGTAAAATGATCGACAAGATCAAACAAGAACTGAAGTACAGGAAAAGACTCAAAGAGCTGAAAAAGAAAGACCCATTCATATACAAGTAAAATGGTATTAACAAAAATTAAAAAGGCACTGGAAAAGAAGGCCAAGTTCGAACTGATAGAGTTGCCGTACATAGATGTCACGGAAGATCCGGTACGACCAGAATTAAGCCTAGAGTTTAGACAATCCCATGGCAGGAAGATATTTGGGATCAAAGACGAGGAAGGTGACATAGCGGCTGTTATGTGTTTCGCCTTCACACACGGAATACCAAAGAGCGTGGAGGAGATGGATACCATGAGTCGGGACGCCGCCATGCAGGCAGTAAACAGGGCAGGAGTACAAGGTTCAACGGCAATAGCCTACACGGTGTGGGCCAAGAAGAAAGGTGGCGGAAAGCACATGGTCAACGAAGTGTACAAGATGATCAAGCAATCCAATCACTTGAACAGATTGGTCACACTCTCACCTCTAACAGAAATGGCAGAGAAGTTCCATCTGAAGAACGGAGCCAAGTTGGTGGGAAAACATCTAACAACACAGAACTTTGAATATGACATTGAATTGGAAACATGGGAAGTGTTAAAAAACAGAGCGAAAGGATGGTTCAATATAAGATGAAACACTCGAAAGTATTGATAATCGGATCAGGACCCGCAGGATACACAGCCGCAATATACACAGCGAGGGCCATGCTGAAGCCAATGATGGTGCAAGGCACACAACCAGGTGGTCAGTTGACGATAACGACAGACGTTGAAAACTATCCAGGATTTGGTGATGTGATACAAGGTCCGTGGTTAATGGAACAAATGCAACAACAAGCAAAGAGTGTTGGAACAGATATCATCACAGACATGATCAAGTCAGTGGACTTCGGTCAAAGGCCTTTCACGGCAATTGGAGAAAGTGGGGAAACATACACGGCAGACAGTGTGATTATATCAACAGGCGCCCAAGCAAGATGGTTAGGCATCGACAGTGAAAAGAAATTTAACGGTTATGGTGTAAGTGCCTGTGCTACTTGTGATGGATTCTTTTTCCAAGACAAAACAGTATTAGTGGTAGGCGGCGGTAACAGTGCTGTTGAAGAAGCATTATACTTAACAAATATTGCTAGTAAAGTTTACCTTGTACACAGAAGAGACAGTCTAAGAGCGGAAAAAATATTACAAGATAGGTTGTTCAGCAATCCAAAAGTAGAAGTTATATGGAATAGCCAAATAGAAGAAGTGATCGGAAATGACGATCCACTAAATGTTACTGGCGTAAAATTAAAAAATACAAAAGATGATTTTGGTTTAGGCACTACAACTGTAGATGTTGATGGTGTGTTTATAGCAATAGGACATGACCCAGCAACACAAATTTTCAAAGGACAGATAGAAATGGACGATGAAAACTACATCATTACTAGACCAGACAGTACAGAAACAAATATACCTGGTGTGTATGCCGCAGGTGATGTGAAAGATAAAACTTACAGGCAGGCAGTCACGGCCGCAGGAATGGGTTGTATGGCCGCACTAGAGGCCGAGAAATATCTAGCCACAAAGGAATCCTAATGAGGATACTAGGAATAAACTGCATGAACCACGATGCGTCCATGAGTGTTGTGGACTATAGCTCTGGCATAGGTGAAATATTGTGGGCGGCACACAGTGAACGTTATTCAAAAGTTAAGAATGATCATTACTTGAATTGGGCAATAGTGAATGAAGCAATGACCTATGGTCCATTCGATAAAGTTGTTTACTACGAAAAACCATGGCTTAAGAAAACAAGGCAACTGTACGCAGGACAATGGGCAGATGCCTTCAGTTACACAGAGATGCCACAGTGGCACCTGGATCACTTCAACATCAAGATTGATGAGTATGTGAAACACCATGACTCACACGCCGCGGCAGGTTATTTCACGTCACCATTCAAGGACACAGGAGCAACAATACTCACAGTGGACGCCATAGGTGAATGGGATACTGTTTCCATATCAACTGCGGACAAAATTTGGATAGAAAGAAAAGAAACAATTAAGTATCCACACAGCATAGGTATATTGTATTCAGCATTCACACATCGTTGTGGATTGAAACCTGCGGAAGAAGAATATATCCTAATGGGCATGGCCGCATACGGCAAACCCAAATATAAGGAAGACATATACAATGACTTTGTGCATCAGTCACCTTTCAAACTTAAGAAAAATTTACACAGAGGACTGAGTGAATGGCATCCGGAAGCAGACCCGATGGACCTAGCGGCCAGCATACAGGCAGTCACAGAAGAATGCCTTGCAGATCTATGGCACAGGGCCAGCAAGTACGGTTCACGTAATTTGGTATATGCCGGCGGGGTAGCACTTAACTGTGCGGCCAACAAGTTACTTGCAAATTTAGGATTGTTTGACAACATATGGATCATACCAAATCCAGGAGATGCAGGATCCAGTCTGGGTTGTATAGCGGCACACCAAAAATCACACATCAATTGGAAACATCCATTCCTAGGGCACAACATAGAAGGTGAGTATCCTGTGGACGCAATTATTAAAGAATTGAAAGAAAACAAGATGGTGGGAGTTGCAAATGGTAGGGCAGAGTTTGGACCAAGGGCACTTGGTAATAGATCGTTATTAGCCGACCCCAGGGGTGAGGAGATCAAGGATCTGGTAAATGGTATAAAGAAAAGACAGAAGTTCAGACCGTTTGCTCCAGCCATACTAGAAGAGGATGTAAACGACTATTTTGACCTACCTACCGGCGTGAAAAACACCCCCTATATGCAATACACAGCGGCGTACACGCATGGTAAAGACTGTCCTGCCATATTGCACTATGACGGCACATCTAGGGTGCAAACCGTGTCAAAAAGCGACAATGAAGGGTTTTATGAACTGCTGAAAGCATGGAAGAAAGAGACAGGTTGTCCCATACTTTTGAATACTAGTTTGAACATCAAGGGTATGCCCATGGTAAATGACACCAAAGATGGTAAAGACTGGACAGCAAAGTATGGGGTAAAAGTGTTATGATAGGTATAACAGGAACTACTTCTGGAATAGGAAAAGCATTACTGGATATGCCCTACAACTTTGTAATATTTGATAGAGCACATGGAGATATAAATGACCCAGAAGTGGTATATAATAAACTAAAAGATTGCAAAGTATTCATAAACAATGCATGGCACAACGATTGCCAAACTAAACTGCTTAATTTTTTCTTTACCAAATGGAAAGATGAATCAAAGAAAATAATATCAATTGGTAGTTCAGTATCTTCATATATGCCTACAGGTTCGAATTATCAAGACTATGTTGATTACAAAAGAGATTTAAGGAAAGCACACTGTGATATTGTAAATTTGAAAACAACCAAATGCAAATCATATCTTATTAATCCAGGAGTTACTGATACAAAATTAACAGCAAATCAAAGCAGAAAAAAAATGACCACAAGCGACGTGGTCAGTATAGTAAGATTTGTTTTAGAACATAAATTATACATACCGGAGATTTATTTTTATGTTGAATAGATATGGGTGGCAGATGTATCATTGGCATATAGAGCCAAGTTCAAAGTGTAGCCTAAAGTGTCCAAGATGTCCTAGACAGGAACATCCAGATATAAGTTGGATGCAAAAAGAGATTTCATTACAAGAATTTAAAAGGGTATTCCCCCATAACATTCTTGAATATACACAAAGGTTTACAATGTGTGGTGACGTAGGTGATCCAATTTATGCTAAAGACTATGTTGCAATAATAGATTACATAAAATCATACAATCCAAAAATACAAATATTCACAATAACTAACGGAAGTTATAAAACCGCTAAATGGTGGAAGGATTTTGCCGCAGTATCTAACAAGCACGATTCAATAAACTTTAGTGTAGATGGCTATGATCAAGAGTCTAATGATTTATACAGGGTAAACAATCATTGGGATAGTATTATGACCGGAATGAAAATATGTGCTGATGAAAGTGAGATTTTTGTAAACTGGGCGACTATAATATTTAAATTCAACGAAGAGAAGTTAGACCATATAAAACAATTAGCACAAAAACAAGGGTGTGATCAATTACAACTCACGTATAGCACCAAATTTGGATCGAAGTATGGTGATGCTTATGGCGGAGAAAGTGATCCTTTGGAGCCAAGCGATAAATTTATCAGCAAGACGCACAGATATGAACGGCACATAAAAAATTTATCCGGCAGAATACCAGTAAGATTAAATTACATGAAAACAAATTATAAAAAATTTAATGAAATTAAAAAACAATTTACTGGAGACATTGTGCCTATGTGCCTCATAGGAAACAGAGGGTTGTACATGAATGCAGAAGGAACAATATTTCCGTGTAGTTGGACAAGTTTTCCGTATAAGAGTTTAGAACATGACGGAAAAGTTATAAATTGGAAGGATAGTTTCTTCGTTAAGAATAAGCATCTAGTAAACGCAAAGGGCAACAGATCTTTAGAACAAATTTTAAATGATGACTTATGGCAAACTTTATTTGATAGTTTTAATAAAAATGCATTTGTTGAATGTTCTCAAAAATGCGGTAAGAATGTTGTTGACAAAAAATACGGAGTAGGCTACTATACAAATTAATATGAAAATTTTAGTAACAGGCGGAAAAGGCTTTATAGGTTCGAAGATCGTAGAGATGTTGTCTAATGACGGGCACAAAGTTACCGTAGTTGATAATCATGACACATATGGCATAATGACCAAACAAGAATTATACAAACTTTACGAATGGCGAACCAGGAATTGGAAACTAGAAAACGTGTCAATGATACCAGGAGATATATTGGATAGGCTTGTTTGCTTGAAAGCATTTTCACACAATCCGGAAATAGTGATTCATTTAGCAACTTATCCCAGAGCAAAAATAGTCGACGAAGATCCTATTCTTGGAATCCCAAAAGTAATCAACACAACCACTAATTTATTGTGGCACTCGTCAAAATGGAATATTAAAAAATTTGTTTATATTAGTAGCAGTATGGTTTATGGAGATTTTGTAGATGGCACCAAAGAAGATGCAAATACAAAGCCAAAGAACATTTACGGTGAAGCAAAATTAACAGGCGAACGTATGGTTAAACTGTTTGCAAAGAGAGATGAGTTAAACTACAACATCATAAGACCAAGCGGCGTGTATGGACCTGGCGATATGCCTGATAGGGTAGTATCTAAATTTTTCGAGAAAGCAATGAGCAACAAAACAATTACATTACACAATGGTGAAAACAAAGTTGATTTTACGTACAGGCAAGATGCGGCAAGAGGTATAATACTAGCGGCTCTGTCATCTGTGGCCAACGTCAGTTTCAATATAACGGCCGGCAACGCCATAAGCCTGAGGACATTGGCAGAAAAAATTATAGATATCACAGGTAGTGATTCAGACATAGAGGACATCGGCAATCACAAACTGTATCCAATGCGTGGTACACTAGACATTAGTAGGGCAAAAGACTTGCTGGAGTATGAACCACAGTTTACACTAGATCAAGGACTAAAAAGTTATTATGACTGGCTACAAAATTAAATTTAATGGTGTTGACAGGCTCTACAAGGATTACAGTTGGAGACTTTCAAGAAGAGCCAAAGCAGTATGGGAGTCTGGAGACGTCCTACAAGGCAAGTACCTCAACCAATTGGAAACAGAAATTGCAAAAAAATACAAACGGAAATATGCCATAGGTGTGGGCAGTGCCACAGACGGACTGTACTTCGCCATGAAGGCAGTTGGTCTAAACAAAAGTAGTACGGTACTGTGTCCAGCATTTAGTTACGTGGCAACCGCGGGTGCGATAAAACGTCTGGGTGCAGACATACGATTTGTTGACACGGATGAGAATGGAAACATAGGTGACTGGGGCATAATGGGCCTACCAAATGCAATTCTCTATGTCAACATGTTTGGGAATCCGGCCGACTACACCAGGATAAGAAAATACTGTGATAATCACAAGATACCATTGATAGAAGACGCCGCACAATCACAGGGAGCGATGCACGGCAAGACTCCGTCAGGTGCTCTAGGAGATGTCAGCGTTTTCAGTTTTGATCCTATGAAGAACATGCCTAGTTTTGGCGCAGGTGGTATGGTGCTGACCGACAGCAAGGATGTGTACGACACAGTGATATCGTTACGTAGGCACGGACAGAACAGCAATTTGCCATATGGGTACAACAGTTTAATATCCGAAGATCATGCAAACCAATTACTGTTGTTGTTAAGCAAATTTAATAAACTGCAGAAGAAGAGGGAGAAGGTATTCAAACGATATAAAAAACTATTACCAGATAGTCTTATCATAGAATCGCAAGACAACGCAAAATCCAGTCATCACAAGTTAGTCATTCTATCCGATAGGCGAGATGACTTGAAAACATTTCTTGCACAAAACGGTATAGAGACTAAAATACATTATCCTAAGACATTAGACAGTATGAATATCGGACAATACCCCAATGCTGAAAAGGTTTGTGCTATGGCGTTGAGTTTGCCTATATATCCACATTTGAAAATAAAGGAAGTTGATTACATTTGTGATAGAATAAAGGAATTTATACATGTTCGATAGTGTGCAAGTTAGATTCAAACAAACAAAGCACATACTATCGCCCTTTGCAAACACAAGGATAGTGCCGTTTGTTGAGAGTTATCTCACAGTTCTTAAATCTGTTATCAATGATATAAAAACAGAATATTTTTGGTTCTTTAGTAACTTTGTTGATATGCAAGATATCGACTTAGATTTCATTCCCGAACAGCACGAACGAGACCAGATACACGTTTGGTATACCACACATCCGCAGGGAGGACTTAACAAGGAGGGAAACGTGATGCTGATACCTACCATGGAATTCAAAAAACAGATGCACTCTATAAGATTCCTCAGAGATTTCAAAGATATCAATTACCATGAACACGAAACTTTGTTTCAAAGACCAATTACAAAAACTATTTTCAAATTGAAAGATCCTGTTGATGCCTACAAAAAACAAAAGACTTTGTACACATGGATGATCAATAAAGATCTAGAGGACGAACCTGTTCCTGATTTTTATCCTAGTTTTTGGGAGGATGAGAAGATTTACACATGGGGCGAAACCAAGGACATAATGTTGGTTCCTGGAGACAAGGATATAAACCAGTTCTATGACATAGATAGACAGGTACACTTCAATTTAGATTATGCACGTAGGCCGATGGATATAGTTTTCCTGTCCTATGACGAGCCCAGTGCGGACAAATATTGGAAGGCACTCAAGGATGCATATCCAAGGGCAAAACGCATACAAGGGGTTAAGGGAAGAACACAGGCATACCACGCCGCGGCCGTTATGAGTGAGACGGCCTATTTCTTTGCAGTGTTCCCTACAATAGATTTGGATCCTACTTTTGACTTCACTTTCCAACCTGATAGGCTACGAGAAGCCTGTCATTACATCTTCCATGCTAAAAATCCTGTGAATGGACTGTCGTATGGACACAGGGCAGTGATATTGTACAATAAACACCTATGCCTATCAACAATTCATCCTAGTTTAGATTTCACGCTGTCGCAACCACACACAGTAGTTCCACAGTTGTGTGGAACAAGTTATTTTAATCAAACACCAGAGATCAGTTGGCGTGTGGCATTTAGAGAAGTGCTCAAGTTGTGTGAAATGAAACCCACAGTAGAATCTCGGCACAGGCTGAAAAAATGGTGTGAGTTGGGTGTAGGCAAATATGCATCATATGTACATAAAGGTGCTCTCGACGCCGTACAATATTTCGATGAAGTTAAAGGCGATAAAAACGCTTTACAGTTGTCTTATGAATTGGAATGGTTAAAAAATAAGTTCAATTCTATTTCTTAAAAGTCTTAGCCATTATTAACGAAGTTCGAGATTCCATGTCACGCTTCAATGCCGGTATGTCAAACTTCATGTCCACGCTCTTTATCTTGACGTAGTTATCCTCTATCGTTTTCCTCAGATACCTAGCGATGGTTTCCTGTTTCTTGGATTTTAATTCCTTGGCTATGTCGTAGTGTATGGTGATGTTGTTCTTGAGTAAAAGGTCTATGTACATCAGGTACTTGACCGGCATGTTCCTGAGATGTAATCCCTCTAGAACCTCCGGCCATTCCTTGACGAAATCTTGCGTCAGTTGTACCCAAGTCTTATTCTTTGGCGGTTGTCTTTTTGGCATCCGCTTTCTTGGTTGTCTTTTTGGCTGGTGCCTCCGGATCGGTTGCCATGTCCTTGACAGTGGTTCCCTTCTCCTTGGCTATCATCTCGTTCAACTTGTTCAGTAGTATCCTACCGTCAGCGGTGTTGCCGAAAGTGACCATGATTTCCTTGGTCTTGAACTTCTTGATGTAGTTGTCGTTGTGCATCATGGCCAACATGTTCGTTCCATCTGGGAACGTCTGTCTGCTGGCGAAGTCCGCAAATTCCTCAGCGTCTTGTCCGCCCTCTGATTCAACGGCCTTCATCAATGCGTTGTGATACATGTCAGGCAAGAACTTGGTTCCCACCACAAGACAGTTGTCGGCCTCACCAGGAACAGTCCTGTACATGATTACTACCTTTGCTCCACCGTCCACGAGCTCTCCAATGTGTTTGAAGTGTCTCTTAGGACCGGTCGCTCCCTCACCTGCTCCTGAGTCTGCACCCATTGGCATGGCTTGGTCATTAACGTTCATTAGTGTTGCCATTATTGTCCTTCCGCAGTCGCTGGTGCTCCTGCTGTACCTTCAGGTGCTTGTTCTGGTGCCACTTTGGCCAAGAACGCCTGTAGTTTGTTGTATAGAATTCCTACACCTGCCATCTCGTTGGCCTTGAATGCACCCCTTGTGGATGCCACGTCAAGTATGGTTAATAGGTTCTTCAAGTCGCCGATTGATAAAGCAGTGGGATCCGGTTGTGGAGCCTGTGCCTGTGCCTGTGCCGCCTGAGGTTGAGCCGTCGCTGTCGCCTGAGGTGCAGTAGCAGTTGTGGCAGACTTTTTCAAGTTTTTCTTTTTTGTTGCCATTGTTATTTCTCCTAATTGCAATTGGTATTAATATACGTATATTATACTAAAATTAGTTATGGAGTGCAACGGTTAGTTTTGATTTATTTGGGCTTTACCACTCAATGCGAACAGGGTTAGATCTCCTGGATTCTCGAAACCAATCACTGTGCATGATCTAGACGTGTCGCCTTGGTAGATTACATCTTTGGTAATTGAGTACCTGCCATGGCAGTTCTCATAGATCCACTTACGCATCTTCTCTACATCTGCCTCGTGTGCCTTTACCACTGTGTTCACGAAGTGTGGTGGCAATGTGTCTAGTTCTCTTTTGAAAAAATTATTTGGATTGATTTTCACGCTTCTTCTCCATCCATTCATAGGCCGCGTCCCATCTTTCCTTTACCGACTTCTTTGGTCCTTCGTAAAGCACGTCTCGATTGGTGTTACTTGGACCAAGCACTTCCACGCCTTTCCAGAACATTGCTATGACAACGAGCATCATGATACCTATTATCCACTTACTCATCTATGCTCCCCACACGTCATCGTACATTGGAGGCTCATCTCTGTCAGGAACTTTTTTGTAGGGTTGTTTGTGGAATTGTTTGAAAGTGAAGTACATAGCAAATACCACTGCCAAATGTCCTATCACTAGTCCTACCCAACCCCAAAGCATAGTGGCTATTGAAAAGAAATACACAGTGAATACGGTACTCCATACAAAACTCAACACTACTAGTAACTGTAATCTCACAGTCTTTGGCAATGCCCTCAAATCGTTGTGGTTATCGTCGAACAACACAGTTGCAGTATCAATCATCCAATTACGGAAACACTTTACTTTGTGCATTTTGCCAGAATAAGGATTGGTGTTTGGAAACAACATCATTGGTAGTACCTCACAGTCGCCCATATTATGCAAAGTACGAATATTGCGGTTGATATGTATAGTGCCTTTGTGTCGTTAGTCATTGTACTGTACCGTCATTCCGAAAGGTGCTTCAATGTCTCTCTCGTATGGATTGTTTATCAAGAATATTGTGTCACAGTAGTGTTCGTCACCCCACGTCTCGAAAGGCCAACCATCTGTGAACATAACAAACTTCTTGGGCTCTATGCCTTCTTCCTTCATGTAGTCCCAATTACATTCAAACTCAGTACCGCCACCTGAACCCAGTTCGTAGTCTAGTAACTCATCTGCGTTGTCTGGTGTGAACACTTTAGGATTGAACACCGCGGTGTCAAAACTCCAAAGATGTATTCTGAAGTCCTTGTATTGATCCATTATGTTCTTTACTTCTGTCAAGAACTCTTTACACTGTTCGTTGCTGATACTACCACTGGCGTCAAGTGCCAAGCATATGTCAATCATCTCGTCATTGTTCTGTCCTGGCAGTATGGCAGATGTGTGCCAACTTTTTCTGCTGGGTCTCATCCAAGTGTAGTCCGACTTCAATGTGCTCATTATCTGTTGTTGTAGTATTTCTCTCCAGTCCATCTTAGGCTCTGTGAGATCCTTTACCAGTCTCTGTAAAGCACCCGGCAGATTACTAGCACCTGTGCTCTGTGCCGCACTTACCATTGCTTCTTTTACTTCATCTCTGATCTTCTTCAATTCTTCTTTTGTGTAAACAGGCTTACCGCTCTTGCCACTTTTTTTATCATTACCTTTTCCCTCACCTTGACCATCGCCTTTGCCCCACTCCTGGTGATCGTCCATCAGTTCACCCAACTTCTCTAGGAACTTCTTACCGTTCTTCTTGGCAGTCTTCATCAAGTCATCGTAAATTCTTTCTGATGCCCAGTCCTTGTACTTGTCATCCTGGAAGCCTTTGTTCTCACCTTTCTTGCCTTTGGGCATGTCACCTATGTTGCTATCTTTCAATATCTGGTTCACGGCATAGTCCGCCGCTATGTTCCAAAGTTGTGGATCTCTGTCACCAATCCTCACCAGCATGTGTTCGAATACATTGTGTAGAACCTCATGTCCAAACAGGAATTCTGTTTCTTTGGGTGTGAGTGAATCTATGAACTTGGTGTTGTAATAGAAGTGTCTACCATCTGTACCTGCTGTTGGACACCAATCATCTGCATTCACAAGTTTCAGTCTTGTTGCAAGGTTGCCAAAGAACGGATGCTTCAGTAGTAAGGCAATCCTTCCTGTGACCAGTTTGTCTATGATTCTTTGATCTTGCATTATGCTATACCCCACTCAATTGATCTTGCTTCTGTCTCAGCACTTTCCTTTGAATCAAAGTATCCATCACCGTATTGTTCATCAATTTCATATTGTCCATTTACCTTTTTGTATCTGTCTACTCTCCATGTGTCTCCTATCTGGAAAACTCTCGAAGCAAACAATCCAGTTGGTTTGTGTTCTTTACGTCTGTTGATGTGTTTGTACAGATACATTATTTAGACTCCATAGCAGTAATGACATACTTGCCAAACTTCTTATGGAACCTATCAAATGATTTCAACTTGCTAGGATCGAACGGAAGTTTGTAGTTTGTCAAGGCAATCTTGGCACCCATCACAACCAACTCTGTTTCGAAATTGTCCATCATGTAATTGAAGAACCTGTCCGCTTGTTCATTCCAAGTCTTGTCTTTCTTCTCGTGTGCCTGTTGTAGTTCATAACACAAAGAAACTGTTAGGGAGTACATTGCTGATATCTCCTTGCTCTTAAGGTCTCGGACCTTGCCGCTCAATATATCAGATGGGTTAGGTAACTGACCGCTAATTTTACGATGATTCATAAACTTAACGGCCAGGCCTTCTCCTACGCAACCTGCTACGAGGTCAGTGAGCGTACTTTCTGGCAGGTCATCTGATAGAAGTTGGGATACGAAACTCCATGATCTAGGAGTTGCGAATGATCTAGAGCTACCTCTAGGGTCAAAGTCGTATAAATCTTGTTTGGCAAATGTGCAGTACCCTACGACATCTGCGTGTACGTGTTGGTTGGTTGCCCATTCCATCCAGTCTTCGAAGTCCACTCTTAATTCTACGTGGACAAATCTGTTTGCCAATGGAGCCGGCATTCTGTAAGTGACACCCTTGTCACTGTCCCTGTTACCTGCCGCCACGATCGAAACGCCTTCTGGTAGGTGATACTGTCCTACTCTTCTGTTTAAAATTAATTGATATGCCGCCGCCTGTACAGCCGGTGCCGCCGAGTTCAACTCGTCCAAGAACACTATTGCCTTAGACTTAGGATCAGTTGGCAGTTCTGCCGGACTCGCCCATACCATGTTGTTCTCTTTTGCATTGTAATAAGGAATACCCTTGATGTCTGTTGGCTCCCATAGTGGAAGTCTGATGTCAATGACTTCTCTGCCTTCTGCATCTGCTATCTGTTTTACAATATCGGACTTACCAATACCTGGTGCTCCCCACATCATTATGGGTCTCTGTAATTTGATACAATGTGTTAGTGCTGATTTCGCCTCGTTGGGTGAAACTGTTCTGTTTTGACTGCCTATTGCGGCCTCTTTGTTTTTGTTTGTTCTCGCCATTTTGTACACTCCTGTTTAAAATGTTTATAGTATCATTATAGCAGGAATGTGTTGTGCGTCAACCTGGTAAATTTGGCTAGAAAGTCGCTATTTTATTGGGTATTTTGATCGTCCATCTTGCTCATTGCACGGGCAAGTCCGTATTTTGTGATATCTCCTGCGAAAAGCATCAGTTGTAGGGCCATTTTCTCCAGGGTCACTTTGATGTGCTTTTTGTCAACATAGTATGGACAGTCAACGAACTCATCCAACCAGAGATATGTCTGGGGTGTGAATATCACCTTTGCAGGAAACTTGATGTCATAGGTCTTGATGTCCAAATTTTCCAACATCTCTAGTCCTGGTTTGGTCAAACGCAGTGATCTGGCCTGATAGCTCTCACGTACATTCTGCCACCATGCGTAGTAGTTGTTCTTTATAGTCTCGTCATGCACTGGTTGTTCCAGCAGTTCCATGAAGGTACGGGTGTATGCAGTCTTGCGATCCATACAGTTAATTATCTTGAGAATTTGTCGCCGGTTTTTAAAAGGTAAACACCAAACTTGTCCGTGTTGTGTTGTGTGTTCAGTTTCTTTGCTAGATTCTCTGCGTGACCCGGGTTGGAGAATGAAACCTTCTTGTATTTTGGTCCTGGATAGTTTGCAACCAAACTGGATGACTTGAGGTTGATAGGTTTATCATCGTAGAACACCGCCCAGATGCCCTCGGCCGCTAAGACCTCGTCCATTTTGAAGGTACTTTTATTGCTGTGTTGCAACAGCACTATTGGTTTTGGTCTACTCATAAATGTAACTCTATACATCTATATTTACCAAAAAAATTATAGTATTATTTTGTTAAAACGAAGGTGCCTAATGTCAATATTTGTATCAGTGTATGCCAACAACGGCGCACAACATTCATCTCTTTCTGTCCAATCGTCCATATTGTACCTTTTCAACCATTGAGATTTGAATTGGTTGAAATATTGGTTGAATTGGTTAGGGAAAGGTATAGGCTTCTCGATATCAGAAAATGCTACAAAAAATTTGGCTCTAAATGTAATGTGTGGTTTACACAATTCATTAAATCGCTTTTGATCACTGGGTTCTTTGTTGAGCCAATAGGTGTAAGGTGTTTTGGCCAGTTCTGCCCATGGGAGATATAGATTATTTTTTTTTATGAAGTTTTCATAAAACGGGTGGCAATTCATGTCTTGGGTCAACAGTCCTTCTTTGACCCCCCATCCTACATTCAGTTTGCTCCTGGGTTTCCCGTTACCTCTTTCCGCGTCGTGTATGGCATGGTGGAATCTGTACATGATACCATTATCTTGTTTGCCCGCTAGCCTATCGTGATTGTCTTCGAAAATTTTGTGTAACATATTGTATGTGAGCTGATCGAGATTTTGCAAAGGCATCTTAATTAATCCAGCAAAATCACAAAATTCCTCGTAGATCAGTTCGAGGTTAGAAACATCTTCTAAATCTGATTCTATTGGATCTATCTGTATTTTACTAAGGTGTTTGATTTTTGAAAACCATTTTACTGCCAATTCGGTGTCGTGCAGTGTATAATCGATGTCTACGGCCCTATTACTTTTATCAGTGAAGATAATTTTGAATGCTTTATGTGCCATCCTTGAATTTAACTCCGTGCATCTATATGTTAATGGCTTCTATTATATTTTTTTGTACTGCGGCCATGCTTCTATTTAAGGAGTGTTTTACGCACTGTAATTTTTTATCAGGTGGCATCTAACTGTAAATAGGCTTATGTTTTCAAAACGTTACGATTTAATCATTGTTACCGGTTGCAGTCTGTCATCGGGCATGGAGATGATTGATCATCTATTGCCCAAATTTAACACTGCCAAAGAGCGAGGACACAGTATTACTAGATGGTACAAAAACAATTTTGACACCACAGGCAAAGACAACTTGCATGTGTTGAACGCAAGTCGTAAAGAATGGCAACATAAAGAGAAGCAGGAAGGCAGTTGGCCAGCACAACTACGACAGCAAACTGGTATTCCAGTGGTCAATTTAGCAGAAATAGGTTCATCGTTGCCAAGGATCTTATTAGATTATTCACAACACTTGAAAAACAACAGTTACAAATTAGCAAAGAAGATCTTAGTGATACATCAACTGCCTGAGTCGGGCAGGCAGTACATGAGGTTTAGTAAATTGCATGGCCGAGTCAACGTGTTGCCGCAAGAACTTGATGATAATTTTGGTTTTGATATCCAAGAGTCACGTGCAGAAATTGAGCGAGTTAAAAAAAAATTCAAACATTTTATTACTCGAGATGGATTTATAAAAAATCAATATTCTAGGATATTAAAAAGGATACAAAGTGTTTCCTATGGGCACAACATAGATGACCTGTACATCTTTCAAACAGGTAATGATGTACCCGAAGAGTTCAATGGCAAAATTGTGATGAATGATTTCAGTGTATTTTGGTCTGGCCACAAACGAGGCATATGCGGACACCCTGTGGATCCCGCTTACAACAGAAAAATGTGTGAGTTTATTATTCCTTATCTGTCTTAGAAAAGTTGCCACCATCCATTTCTATATCTACAGTCTGGGCCTCCCTGGCCGTTTTCAAGGCCTCGATTATCTCTTCCTGTATGGTAACCATTCTAGTCATTACTTGTGTGAGACTGTCTGCCAGTTGGTCTGCTTCTTTGGCAGGAATAATAATTTGTCTTTCACCTTTTTGTCTCAGTGTCCTTATTCTTCCTATAAGATCCTCTATGGGTCTGGTCTGTATTTTAGAACTCTTTGATTGCATTGTTTAACCTCTGTTGCATTTCTAGTTTTGTTTTCATCGGTCCTTTGTATTGGTACCTCGAAAGCGTTATCATTTTAGGACAATATGCCTTTCTCCAACCTTTCTCAAAACATATTATATAATATCCTGCACAAAATTGGCTCTTGCTTTTTGGAGTCTTGGTGTACACAGGCAGTTGATTCTGCACATCAAACATTGGATTGTAAGGGTGTTGTGAACATGGATAACCATGTACATCAAAGTTGTCCTTCTGTATTTCTTCTTCCGGTTTAGTAATATTTGATTCATCAAATATGCCAAACCCAAACTTGGTGAACAGACTTTCCTGCGTGTGAAACACCTGCCTCTTGTCCTGTTTACTTAGGAAGATCCATCCATTATGCTCTTGTTTCTGTAGTGTGCCCAACTTCTGGCCGTTTTCTTCAACGATCCAGAATTTGTCTTTGACTAAGGTCTTTGCTCTAACTGGCATTTTTTATCTCCTCTTGCGATTCATAGTTATTTTTGTATTTGCCTATGTTATTCATCATCAGTTTGCTGTTGTGAAAAAATTTCTCAGTAGAATCCTTTACATGTGTTACTAGTTCATCTAATGTTTTCTCATTAATTTTCTTGACTGTGTTGAATAATTGTTTCATTCTTTGGTTTGGGTCCTTAATGTTATCATATGATTCATCTATGAAGTTGTTAAATGTTTTAAAACCTTTTTCTTTTAATGTCCTGAGACTTCCGTAGGCCCCGATTATAACGAATGGCCTGTTGGAAAGCAGGGCACTCACTGTCTTTTCGCTGAAATTTGGGTGTGGGTGATTGAAAACGGTTTCACTTACCACATACACGGCTCCTAGTCTACAGAAACTGTGATTGGCTCGGCCATAATTTTGATCTATCGCAGGATGTCCGTGATCAGTGACAGGAATCTCTGCCCATAGGTCCAGCAAATCTTTACTGTAATGCCAATCATCCCTTTGATTCACAGGTACACAAGCCTTGGATCCAAATAGGATTTCATGGCTTTCGTTGTGAATGGTATCCCCTGCTTCGGTTGATCCAGTGTTTATTGCCACACAGTTGCCAGCAGTCAGATCTTCTTTGATCAGGAACTTGGAAAAAAGTTGTCGATGCATCCGGTGTGTGAAATTCATGTGTATAAACTTGTACTGGATGTCACCTAAGTTGCTGTTCCCAAAGTCATCTTTGTTTTGTAGTTCCAAGATATCATCGTTGGCAAAAGGTAGGTCAACATTGTATTTTATAAAATTCCAACCATAGTAATTTTGATTCAGCACATTCAATTCATTCTGGTACTCGTTGCCAAAGCATGGCACGAAGAAATCTGTATCAAAAATTTGTGTTTGTTTCAATAATTCTGCTAGTTTATTCCATTGAGTGCTTATAGAGGATCCTTCATCATACCACTGTGGTTCGCTCATTGACAGGAATATGCATTTCTTTTTTTGTGCGTTATGCTTCTGCTTAATTGACTCTAACTCGTCCATGGACATCACTTCCAAACTCAGTAGAAATATTTGATCGTAGTATTTGGCATGGTTAGATTTAATGAAATCACTGAATACCAATTTATCATAAATGTTGTGTTTGTACTCGTACATGCTGTCCTATATCTGTTTACGGTTTGACGAAACATCTGATGTTGCATTGACTTTTTTTGTGTACCTACTGATAGATGCCATCATCAAATTTCTGTTGTGGGATAGTTTATCTTGGCATTTTAAAACATTTTCCTTGATTTCGTCTAACGATCTGGCGTTTATGTCTTTGACCAATTCAAATATTGATTCCATCCTGGAAGAGGGATCTATGATGTTATCGTATGATTCGTCAAACATGTCATTGAACGTCTTGTAACCCTTCTGCTTGAGAGCTCGGAGACTGCCATGTTCTCCTATGATGATGAACGGCCTGTTCGACAACAGGGCACTCACAGTCTTCTCACTGAAGTATGGGCTGGGATGGTTGAACATTGTCTCGCTCACAATGTAAACACCGGCTTTTTTTAAAAAGCCATAGTGACACAAGTAAAAATGGTTATCAATTGATGTATTACTGACCTTTTTTAAAGGCGTGTCTCGCCATAAATTTTTTAAGTTCTTGTTAAGGTGCCAATCATCGTTCTGATCTACAGATATGCATCTAGGTCTAGAGGAATTAGTCGTTTTGCTAGTTCGTGCCCTATCTTCTAAGTTGATCGCCACGCAGTTGGTGTCGATTAGATTTTCTCTGATCAGGAACTTGGAAAAAAGTTGTCGATGCATCCGGTGTGTGAAATTCATGTGTAGAAACTTGTATTGCACTTTATCTACATGTATATCTTGCTCAACATTTGAGTTTGTAATTGATGTAAAATCATTGTGGCACCATGGAAAGGCAACATTGTACGGCATGAAGTTCCAACCAAAATAGTTTTTGTTCATTATTTTGAAATCCTGTTGGTGATCACTTCCAAAAAATGGAACATAGAAGTCGGCGTTGTATATGCCAATTTTCCTGCATAGGCCCATGAACACTTTAAACTGTTGGCTGACTGAGTCACCCTCGTCGTACCAATGGGGTTCGTCGATGTGTATTAATATACACTTGAGTTTATCACCAGATTTCTTTTTTATTTCCTCTAAGTCCTGTTCTGAAAAATCTTCGAATAGTATTTGATGCACCATGTCATAGCAATTAGCCTGAGGTGACCGCAGGAAGTCTTTGTAAATTAAATCAAAATAAATTCCAAGGTCATGCATTTTCTAGTCTCGCATTGAAAGGCTCAACGTAAAGTTGTGCCTGCTCACTGATCCTATTCAAATCGTACTTGCCACAGAACCTCATGAATCTGATTCCAACTTGATCAATGCTTTTGTTCTCTGTCTTGGCCTGTGCGATTGTTTGATCAAGTTCTTCCACTATGGCCTCTGGCTGTGCGTGTAGATCTACCAGTGATCTGTTTCTCTCATAGTCTTCCATTACTCTGTGCTCGTTGCCATCATGGTCCACCCATTTGCTCAACATCAGGTTGTTCCATGTGTATCCTTTCTCTTTACGATCTGCGAATGCTTCTTGTAGTCCTATCTTGTTCTTTGTGCCCTTTGTACGCACACCAGGGTAAGCACTGAATATGTTATCGCTTGGGTCACCTCTCATGGCCTTCTCAAACACAAGCCATTCCGTGTCAGGTGCAGGCTTGGGTGCTTTTAATTTTTTATCTATAACAGGATTGCCCTTGCTATCAAACCAACCCTCGTGTGTCATTGTTGTTTCATTGACCCCATTGTATTGCTTTACTTTAGGTGTAATCAATTGATTCAGATCCTTGTCCGTGCTGATGATAACATGGTTTTGTTCAGGATGTTTGTCTATCCAACGTGCGATGAGATCATCTGCTTCTGTTCTGCCATTTCTTAGAACTGTTGCATTTGTTTTCGTCTTTACAAAGTCAACAAAGTCATCATACACTTCCCAGAACACTTCATTCTCTTCCTTTTCTTTCTCGGTCATGGCATCTGCCATCTCTTTACGATTACGTTTGTATGGAGCATACATATCTTTCCTGAATGATCTACCCTCTAGGCAAAATACAACATGTGTGCCGCCAAAGTCTTGCCAGGCTTTTTTAATTGAATTCATCATGATGTGAATGGCCATGCCCACCTTCTCGGAGGTGTCGCCTCTGATTACGTGTCTAGCTCTAAAGAATGTGTTTGCTGTGTCTACTAGGATGTGTGTCATTACGACACCTCAGTTTTTCCGTCATCTCTTCTAGTCATCTTTACATAGCCCGAAGCATTAACGTCTAAGCCTTGCTCGTTGCCAATAGTCTGACATAGTGTTTGGAACCACTTGTCGACAATCTCTTCTTCGCTCTCGCCTTGATATCCAGATTGTTTCAACATATTTACAAACTCAGGATTCCAGTCTAGCTCAAAGAAACCATTCCTAGGATTCTCAGGATTAACATTTAGATTAAGAACTTTTACAATTGGCTCTTCACTTTTCTTAGAACCTTTTTTTAGTTTTTTCTTAATAGTTGTCTTTGCTGTTTTCTTTACCTTCATATGTATATTTTACTTTATTTTTCCAGATTAGTCAACTTCTTTCTAAATATAAAGTATTTCCTTTGGTTAGTGTCGTCTCTAATATCCAATATATCCAAATTAAACATATTGGAAAGTTCTATGATAAAAGGAACATTCCATCCAAAGAACTCTATCCAGTATGCTTCTGGCTTGTCGTGTTGCACACCTGGGTTTACCCTGAAGAACATGATACCACTGTCTGCCAGCAGATGCACACATCTCGATACCTCTGCAATGATCTTGTCTCTGTTACCAAAGTTCACCGAACCAAGACACAATATCGCATCAAACTTCTGATTTGTCTTGTATTCCAGTGTGCTAACTTTAAGGTCTGCTTCATCGTTGTATGGATCTATTCCTATCAAATTATCTATTTTGCCCTTAAACTCATTGTACCCACACCCAACATCAAGCACTGCCCTAGGCTTAAGATTGTTGACTTCGTCTATCAGTGCAAGTCCAGAGTACTTCCATTTCTTCATGTCGTTCTGCCAGTATTTGGAGAAGTATTTGTTTAGGCAGGCGTCGTCTATTACTTGTACGTATTGTTCTATGGTGTCACATCTCTTAACTTCCACCCCAAATGTTTCTTTGATGTAGGGTTGTGTTATCTTGTTTAGGTCGTTTTGGCTGTGTACTAGCAGTTTTGCGAATATCTTTTTATTCATACTGTTATATTATATAATAGTAGCAAGAAAGTCTATATATTTTTTTTTATCGGCTTTGACAATATCTGTCTAGTCTCATCAGTCATGACACCTGTAATTACCAACATGGGCCTAGGCTTGTTGCTGGCGTTTGCTGTTGAGTGTGGTAGGTTCTGCCAATCAAATTTGTGTATGTCTCCTGTCCGCCATCTGTCGAACTGTTCGTTACCGTACATTATGAATTGTCCTGGTTCCCAATCCTGCAACATTACCATTATACGAACAACATTATTAGGGTTGGCATCTAGATCATACAATTTGTCTATGTGCGTGTTCAATACTTCTCCAGTGAACTGTATGTGTAGTTTAGATTTTGTAGAAGTCATTGCAAAGTAGTCTGTCATTCTTTGCAGTGTTGGACATTTAGTGAAGTCTGCTAGTCCTCTGTATATTGTCATCTTGGGATCTGCACCTGCTGTCTTTAGATCATTCTCTTCTGCTTCGACATTGATGTTGGTGTTTTCTCTGCCTGTACCTTCTCTACGGTTGCCCCAGTTCAGAGGTTTGCCATCTTCTATCACTGCTTGTAGTTCTGTCTGCCATCCACCTGTAAACTTGCCCAGGTGTTCAACACATTCTGTGTCCTTGTGCCATTTGTTGAAGTGGTAGTTGCTTCTTAATTTTGCGTCTTCCCAATTACTTGTAGACATATACCTTGATATCCTTGTTCGTGTAGTTGTGTGTATGTATGCTGTCTCTGGGACCTGGTTCTTTTATTCCTAGGACCCGGCACAGGTCAAAATTGTCCACGGGACAGGTTATCCTGTTTAGGTTTTGCTGTATGAACCGTGTGATGTCTGTGTTTTCATCCTGTATGTGCGTCCACATCTTGTCCAAGTTCTCGAAGTGTTGGTAGTTGGGATATGTTATGCTGAACTCCCCACACAGTTTCCACCAGTCATAACATTCCATGTTGCTCCTGCGGACCAGCACGATGGGGTGTCCCAGCGTCTTCAGTTCGTCCAGTTGGTGTGCGAACGTGTGTGACTTGATGATCCTCCGGCCCGTGCCCGAGAATGGCTTGTCCCATTCGTCTCGACCGTTGTCGTACTCCATGCCTGGATCCCAATAGGCTCCTGTATGCATAAGATGTTTGCGTCCAGGGGTATCGGCATCGTGGTAGTAGGTCCTTGCCTCGGAGTAGTCTGTGTGATCTATGTCATCACTCCAGTAGATGTTCTTGACAACACTACTCCACTTTGATCCTGGTGCCCCTGTAAACAAAATATACATCTACTTGGTCAACTCTTCCTTGTAGATGGCATTGTAGCCCAATTGATTCTTTCCAAAATCAGATAGTGTTTTCAATGCACCAGGTGTGATGAATGACTTCAGTGTTCTCACTGCGGCATCACCTTCCTCACCTGTTCTCCACTCGTACTTGCCCACTTTCTTTTCGATGGCGGCCACCGACTCAGGATCCTTGATCATCTTGTCTAAAGCGTCGACAAGTTTTTGTTTGTTTGGATTGCCTGCGTTCACCCAGAATGCTTTCTGTAATGCATCTCTCCAACTCTTTACAAGTTTGTATGCATCATAGAAGTCACCACTTGGTGCAACGCCATATGTAGATTCATACAGTGCTTCAAACGTTGGTTCTGTGAAGTTAGGATCTTCATCATGATCACCTGTGTTAACATTTAGTAGTCCATGATGGAACCAAGTGTATGCGTCACCTTTGCCTATTACTGGCATAACGTGTTTCTTGTATGCGGCAGGGTTCTCCCTGGTTGCGTTCAAGTCACCTCTGATGAATGCAAGTCTTCTCTCTGAGCCTTTCATTCCTTTTACCCAAATGATCTTGTCTTCAAATGTTTTGATTGGATCACCGTTGGGACCTGTAAGCAACATAACGATTGCCATAATCTCTGGGGTCATTCCAGATCCTGACGGAAACTGTATTGGGCCATTTGTGGTGTCTGCTTTATTCCTCGCACCAACAATGATGTTGAGATTCATGTGTCCCACTGATTCCCAGTCAAAGTAGTTGTAATCAACTGGCTCAGTAAGATATGATATACCGTTACCGCCATGTGATACAAGTATAGTCTTGTTGTTGAATCTAAGTTCATTTTGGAACTCGTTTGGCCCCAGTTGATCTCTTGCACCTGGCTTGTATATCAAGTTAATCTTCTCACCTAGGTGTTTCTCCCATTCTGCTACAACTATCTGTGCCCACACAGAAGTTCCACCAGATGGTTTTTGTGGCACGATTAAATTGTAATCTGCCAATGCTGTTGTTGTTATTAAGAACAAGGCCATTATTGTTTTCTTAAGCATAGTCTAGTTTACTCCGTTTTGTTAATCCCCAATACAGTAAAAGTATAACACAGATCATTATGCAAATAAAGATCGGTCTCGTGACTAAATCATTTACCGTGTGGAGTGTTGTTAGTTGATAAGTGAGGCTATATATTCGATCACTTAATAGATATCCAATAAGCAGTGCTGGCCTGCTCACTTGGAATTTTTTACATAGTAGTCCCATGATTGAGAACACTAATAGCACTGCAAGGTCTTCCCACCCGCCTGTGTATTGCAAGGTCGCCCAAACTATCACAGCAAGTATGAAAGGAAAGTAATACACATATGGTACTCTTGTAACCCACCCCGCGAAATATGCCAGTCCATAACAGATGACAGCAGTTATGATTGTTCCTATTAAAAAAGCAAATGTCATGCTGTCAAATAATCTGTCGTCGTAAAATGTATCAGGTGAACCTAGGTCAATGCCCAGGTATAAAAATAGTCCCATCAGTATCGCGGCGAAACTTGCACCTGGGATTCCAAACAGCACAGTTGGAATAAACGATGCGGCCTTCTGTGCGTTGTTGGCACCTTCGGCACCTATCACGCCTTTGACGTTGCCCACACCAAACTTCTCTTTGGGATTGGCCGCCACCGTGGCACCGTATGCTAACCAGTCTGCCATTGCACCACCCAGTCCAGGTAGCAGTCCTATGAAAGAACCTATGGCTCCTCCCCTGATGCTATCCTTCCAACATCTAATAGTATCTTTTACACCTTGTTTTAGATCTTGCCAACTGCCGTGTTCTGCTTTGATTGTTGTAGTCTTCTTTCTGTTGAACCATCCATTCCAAAGTTCTGGTATTGCGAACAGTCCTGCAACATAAGGCAGTATTTGTATACCATCTTCTAAATATCTCCAACCCATTGTGAAACGTGGAACGTTGTTTACATCAACTCCTACCAGACCTATGGTGACTCCTAATGCTATCGCCAACGCACTCCTGAAATATTTCCTAGTGGATACAAAGCCCACAGTCACAAATGCTAGTAGTACCAATGCCCATAACTCTGGTATGCCCATGTACATGACAACCTTGGTGTACCATGGCAAGAATAAAAATGTAAGTGATCCAAAGAACAAACCATTCGCTGTGCTTGATGTTATCGCGGCACTCAATGCCCGTGTCGCCTCACCGTTCTTGGCCATTGGGAATCCGTCAACCATTGTTGCCGCCGCAGAGTTGGCCCCGGGTATGCCTAATAGCACACCACTGAAAGAATCACCGGTTGTTGAGGATGCCACGACTGCCACACAAAAGATCACACCCAGGTAGGGGTCGCCCACAAAGTAGGGCATGAATCCAAATAGTGTGATTAGTCCTGTCGTTGCTCCCGCGGCTGGTATTAGGCCAATGATCAAGCCGTACACAATACCTGCCAATAATATAACAAGTTCCATATCAATAATTTTTGGGGGTTAATGCTGTGAACTTCTCTGGGAGCGTTACAACAAAATATAATGTACTTATGTGCAATCCTATGTGCCTATTGCATTACCGAACAGGTATACGTGTACTCTGGCCGCCACGTTGTACCCTCTTTTGAATGCCTCTTCTGCCACTTTACCAGCACCTGCTGTTTGTTCTTCTTCTCTTGCTCCTACAGGCATTATCCATACTGGCCAATCTACACCAGCCTCTCTGAATTTTCTCACTGTGTTTTCTAGTTCTTCCCATTGTCGTCTTTCATCTCCCACAACAAATTTCAGTTGTCCTCTGTCCGAACACTCCTTATATTCTGCTACGTTCTCAGGTTTGATTGCCTTCTCTGTCTTCTCCCCTGACACTGTGAATAGTTTGGGACTCACACTAAAGAATATCTCTTCCGGAATATTTTTTACCCACTGTTTGAATGGTTCAGTAAGTTTTTGTGTGCCGTTTGTTTCATATGTCATTGAACTTGGCAAGTTTGCTCTCTTTTCCAATGCCTTGTATATGCCCATGCTGGCGGCCTGCCCTGTAATCATCAGTGGTTCTCCGCCTGTGAAACACAGGTGTTGGTGTTGTCGTGAGTTTGGATGTAGGAACAATCCATTTGCGTTTGTGTCAGTCTTGAGTATGTCTACGATCTTGTCCGCCATCACAGTAGGAGTCTCGTGTCCCATCAATTTCTTGAACTTCTTTGCCCATGTGTAACTGGAATCACAACCTTTCTCCCACACGGGTAAATCTTCAACCCTCTTTACACTGTCGACGTCAAAGTCTTCAAACGGTAGATCATACGTGTCCGGATTGGTTGGATCCACTTGTCCGAATCCGCTACACTGTAAATTGCACAAGAAGAATCTTATCCATGCAGTGGGCACACCCGTGTAGTGTCCTTCACCTTGTATGCTGTGAAATATCTCTGAATAGTAATATTTTTTTTCTATTTCTTTTTCCATAGGTCCGGATCTATATCTTTTGTTGCCTTGACTATATCATCCATTGTAAACTGTTCTTGCTTTTCTGTCAACTTTGGTTTATTTAGGTCGTCTGGGAAATCTCGGTAAAGGAAATGTTGTATAGTTTCAACATCCACATATTGGTTGAAACCTACGTGTACTTTGTCAACATCCTTGTCTGCTATGGTTATTGTCATGGCGTCGTCGAGTGCCTGCATGTTTACAAACTCCATGTCTATCCTGAACTCAGGCATGTCCATTGATCTAAAACCTAGTTTCATTCTCGTGATTCTGTACGTAATCATCTTGTTGTGTTCAACAAGTTTATCAAGGAACAGACTCATTTTGGCAACAAAATCATGTGCTGTAATATTTTTTTTGTGGTCTGCGTATATAGTATATATGTTAGCCAAAATAATCCTCCTGTGTGCCTTCCCTATACAAATCTTGTGTGATACAGTGTATGCCGCCATCCCAGAAGTACCTGTGTCGAAAGTTGAAAACAATAGGCTCGACTTTGTGTTTTTTAAAATGGTCAAAAACTGTTTTGTTGTAATTGTTGCATATAATCGTGTTTTGATCAATAGAAAGCATGTTCACATCAAACACTGTCTCTTCTACATACCCAACCCAGTCCTTCAACCAGGTGTTTACAAATTGTATTAATTGGTCATTGTGTTCTTCACCGTTGAGCCACCACTGTCCACCCACTTTGTCCTTCATCTTCAAAAAAGGACTTACCTTGTCCCATGATTGATCGGGTAGGTAGAGGACGTCCCATCCTGGAAAGTTTTCCTCGTATTTCTGTATTTCTTTCAAAGATACGATGCAACCTGGTTTAACCACACAAAATACTCCGTCGCTGTGATATCCCCTATCCGAAATGTGTACTCTGAATCCTTCATCTCTCCATTTTTGGGCATACTTGTTCATTATTTGTTTTGGTACTTCAGAATGTATGTCCCACCATAAATCTTTACCAACACGACAGATAGAAGCCGTAGAAATGACAGGAGGAGTATTATCTATCCTTAAATTTTTTCTAGGAACTCTTTTTAATACATCAGTATAGCCGTCGATAGGTCCACACACAGCATAAAGTGTTTCTCCGATTACTGCGAAATGATCTCTTGGATTTACTGGAGGCCTAAATATATTTTTAAGTGATCCTACTTTGTTAATATCTAAAAAACTTCTATATGTTTTTACACCTGCGTCTTTTAATATTTTTTCAAGTGTTTGATAATCCTCTTCTGTTTCATCTGCAATACGTTTGAGAGGATCCATGATCTTGTTGTTCTTGTATATAGGTAGGTCATGAAACCATTCTGCTTGAAATCCGGATCCAATCCAACAGTGTTTTAATGGATCGAAAGTTGCGTAACCTTTGATAGGTATTTTATTTTCTTGATTTGTCATTTTTTTTATCAAGCCTTACTACGTTGCCTGTCTGTAAATGACCCACAGATTCTCTTTGTATATCGTTGTGTCTGAATTCCGCCCAATACAACTCAAACGCAACACCATCTTCTAATCCCTCGAAAGAGTGATATAGTCCTGGCTTCACTGCTGTGTAGTCACCGGCTTTAAGTATGGTCTCGTCTACTAGGTCGTAGTCCTTCTGCCACACACGGATCTTCATCTCGCCTGACATCACGTAGAAACCATTCCATTTGTATTCGTGTTTGTGTTTTGAACACGTGCCACCTTTCACAAAATCTATCCTGTGAAATTCACAAGAACCGTTCGCTTCGATTAGTTCTGTTGATCCCCAAATTTTTCCTGCTTTGTTTCCCATGATGTTTTTATTATAAATGTATTTAGATGTTTTGTCAATGGGGGAAATAAATCCCCCATTGATTCTAAAGTAGTGTGAATGCCACGACAGCCGTAACCGCTAGTACTACTGCTAGTATACCGGCGCCTGTGTAGACTTTGTTCATCATACTATTTCAGTTTGTAACTTTTTTGTAGTCTGTTCAGTAAAATACCATATGCTGGTAGGAATACTAACAAGCCGACTGCAATTTTAATTACAACTTGAGATCCTGCGATCTCCATCCAGTTTGCCGCCATGTACTCGTCTGCACTGTTGTTGAATGCAACAGCAAAGAAAGTGTAAGTGTCAATGATGTTAGCCGCGATAGTTGATACCGCTGGTGCCAACCACCAATTGTTCTTGAACCCTTCTCTGATGTATTGGAATACATACACGTCAAGCATTGTACCAATTGCATAAGCAGTGGCACTTGCGAAACCAATTCTTACTGCGACCGATCCCGGTGCTCCTTCTGCCAAGACAACTGCAATGGATCCAATTATTGCTAATGGATAAGCCGCCGCGATTGTTTGTCTTGCTATTGTTTTACCCAGTAGCCTGACAGTCAAGTCAGTTGCTATTACTACTAATGGGAATGTGAATGCCGCCCACGTCAATTTCACACCGAATATCTCTACCGGTATAGCCACTAACGCATTTGAAACAGTGATCACTATCACGTGAAGTGCCACTAATTTCAACAGCATTGATTTGTCTACGTTTTTGAACATTTAATCTCCTATAGGTTTTTTAATGTTACCTTAATTGTACAGGATTTACCATGGATGTGTCAAACACTGAAACAAGATTTTTTACAGTGATACAACTTTTACGTTACTTGAATACTGTGGCGGCCGTGTTTTAACGTTTTGTAGGATATTGAAGGTTTCATCGTACTCAAAGATACTTGGATCAAAATTCCATTTGATTGGTCTTCCATCTCGCATGTTCTTTTTGCAAGGGTGCAAAAAATAAGTGTTGAATTTTTTGATTAAGGGCACATCTAATTGTTTGACCCCGCCGTGCCATGTTGCACTGGTCAAATTACCATTTTCAAGCACAGCATCAGTGCCTGGCCATTCTACGGCGTTGTCGTTGTCTCTGTCGATTGGATCCGCTCCTGCTTCTGTGTGCTGTATGAACTTTGGATTTCTCCATAGCATGTCTCCCAACTTCCGCAGTTTGTCATGTGACTCAAATAAGAATTTTGGAAAAAGGAATAACTTATCGATCATGAACATGTTAGACTTGGTCATGAAACCGTTTGTGCTGTTAGATCCATCGTCTGCTATTTTTATCTTTATGTAATTGCCTAGGACGGACTCGTCCACTTCATACACGAAAATTTTTTCTGGTAATTCTTGGGCCTTGTCTCTGAGTTTAGAATACCACCAGTTGAATTGTTTGATTCCCTTGTACTTTTTTGATTGGGTGTTGTCTACTGTGCGATAATTTATATCGTGGGTCAGCGATATGTCGTCCAACATAGTGTCATCGCTGTACAGTTTTATATCGAAACTTTTTGTATAGTGTTTGTAGATAAATGAGAAAACTAGGATGTATTTCACTTGTCCCATTCTTCCCATGGGAATACTATCCAACTGGGCACTTCGTCCTTGTTGATCTCGTATCCATGGTAATCTACTTTTACTTTTGAAGGTTTGTTGTTTATCAAGGCCGCGAATTTGATCCTGTCCTCACGCTTTCCGAAGTGGTCAAGTATGTACTGGAATGTTGCCCCGGAATCATTTATGTCGTCTATGATCAGTATCTTCTTTTGGAATGCGAATGCTTTCTCCAACACGGTTAGGTTAGGCTTGGCAGTGTGATCTCTCAATCTCACATCTAGCACTTCGTGTGCTGTTTTTAACCTGTGCGAAAGGTACACACCGGGTATGCAACCACCTCTGTTTATTCCCAGTATGATGTTTGGCATCCAGTTGCTATGGACCATCTTGTCCTCGATCTGTATTAATGCGTTACGCATCTGTCCTGTTGTGAAATAGTTCTTCTTTACATCATCAGCCATTGTACAATATACCTCGCTCCTCCTGATACCAACATCGCCAGTAGTATCGTATTTAAAACTATAAGTGCCCGGTCATGCCATTTGAATCCCACCCAAAGCCAGCCTGCTGTTCCAATTATTGAAAAGAACACATCATATATCTTTGGTACTTCTTCAATTGATCTGCAAAGCACCGCACAACACACAAAGAACACAGATACCCATTTAACATACCAAGTGATATCGTGCAATGGTGTGACCTTGCGAACACTGGTCAATTGATCTTCGAGTGTCTCAATTTTTTGTTCTAGATCTTCTATTCTATTTTGTGTATCGCTCATAGACCCTGTTGATCACGTTGTTGGTTGTCACGAAACTAGCACACTTGGCCATGTCTTTGAGTCTTCTTGCACCTATGTATGTGCAGGCACTTCTTACTCCGCCTAGTATGTCTTCCAAGGTTCCTTCAACAGGTCCTCTGTGGGGCAAGGATATCAGTCGACCTTCGTTGCCTCGGTATCCGTCCTTGCGTTTGCCGTGTTTCTCACGAGCCCTGTCCGAGCTCATTCCATAAAATTCTACTTTGCCATCTACTACTGGCTGTTCTGATTCATCATGTCCTGCCAACATGCCACCAATCATGACCATGTGGGCTCCTCCACCAAATGCTTTTGCTATATCTCCTGGATACACACAACCACCGTCAGCCATTATGTGTCCACCAACACCGTTTGCCGCATCTGAACAATCCACTATTGCCGAAAATTGTGGTACACCAACACCGGTCATCGTTCTTGTAGTGCAAACCGATCCAGGCCCTATCCCTATTTTGACCACGTCGGCACCATTTATTATTAACTCTTCTGTCATCTCTGGTGTCACTACGTTGCCTGCTATGATAACCTTGTCTGGATATTCATCTCTAACCTTTTTTATGAAATCTACCATGTTCTGGTGATATGCGTTCGCTACATCAACAGTGATCATCTTTACATCTGGAAACATTTCTAAAACTCTATTCATGGTCGCCCAATCAGGTGCTTCCGGATCCCACATCACGTTGGTTCCTGTACACACTGACACCGATTGCATTCTCAATCCTGTGCCTGCGGCCTCTTTCCATTGCTCTGGTGTGGTAGTTTTTGTGATAACGGTCATCATCTTGTGCTTCTGCATTTCCCTTGCCATAGAGAATGTACCAACACCGTCCATGTTACTTGCAAATATAGGAAGGAAATCCATCACCTTGCCTGAGTTACGGAACGTGAACTTACGAGTCATGTCTACATCTCTCCTGCTAGACAGTGTAGAACGTTTTGGCTGAAGCAGTACGTCCTCAAAATTAAGTTTTGGTTCTGTGTTAATCCGCATCTTCTTTTTCCTTAGTTTTACAGACTTGTAGCACACTCTGGTAGTGTTCCCATGCTTGATTCAGTGCTGGGTACTTGTCCCTCATGTCCATCTCGTCAAAAAGATCCAACTGTCCCATGTCACCTAGGTCTCTAAAACTGTAAGAGAAGTCTCCAGTGTTCTGTATTCCATCTGAACCCATTTCTATGTTGTCCGATTTCATGTTGGCCTGTTTTGTATATTCCCACAGGTCGTCTACAATTTTTTTCTCTTTTTTTGTAATGTTTTTCTTAGGCATCCGTTAACACGCAAACTGTTGTTGTAGTTTAACGTTGTCCATGAACTCTTTCTTAGTGGCATTATCATTCTTGAATGCTCCACGCAACACAGTCGTCTGTGTCAAACTGCTGTGAGCCTTGATACCTCTGTTCTCACAACATCCGTGTGTGGCCTGAACATACACACCGACATCTTTACTGCCAGTTGTTTGTTCTATCTGATTGGCAATCATCACATTTAGATCTTCCTGTAGTGTACCACGTCTTGCACACCATTGAGCGATCCTTGTGTACTTGCTCAGTCCTAGTAGTTTAGGTCCTGCGATGATACCAATGTATGCCACGCCCTTGACCGTTTGGTGATGATGTGAACACAAACTCGTAAGTTCACTCCTCACGACCAACATGCCCTCATATCCACCTTCAATGTAGTTAGGAAATGCACTAGGGTTAGGCATTTCGTCATAACGACCAGACATGATCTCGTTGATGTACATCTTGGCCATTCGTCTTGCAGTGTCCATGCTGTTTGGATCAGTCTTCGTGTCAATCACGAGGCTTTGTAACACATTTTCAAATGCCGGTATGGCCTCGTCTATAAGTTTTTGTTTCTCACCTTCTTCAATGAATTCACTGATATTGTCGTTGGCCCATGCTCGTGCACCAGCCTCCTCTACACGTTTCCTAATCTCTTGGCTTGTTGAAGCCTTGGGTTCCCAACTATCTTTTAATGTATCTTCCACTATTCAAAATCTCCTCTGACTATGTGTTTCCTTAATGCCCTTACAAGTTCTTCTATCTTGTCAATGCAACCGATCAGATCCCTGTCGGTGATGTATTTAGATCTCTCCTTCAACTTGTCATATTCCTTCAAAGATATCTGCACCATTGGGCTATAACCTGATTGTGATTCCTGGCTCTCGTTTTCCATTGAGGCGTCTAGTGCTCTTTGTTTTTCATCTGAGTCTGTCATTGTATCTCCTTCTTGTGTGTCTTGTTATACCATTGTACAGCAGTTGCCACCACGTTGTCAAGACTGCTCTGTGTGGGCTCCCACTCTAAAATTTCCTTTACCTTGCTGGTGTCTGCCACAAGGTATGCAGGATCTCCGGGTCTGTTGTCATGCATCTCTATGTTCATCTCCCCTGCATGTTTCTGTACCGCTTCTATCAACTGCTTGTTTGAAGCAGGTTCCCCTGATCCTAGGTTGAACACTTCCGCCACTGGATTCTCCGAAGCGTGATTCAATGCTTTTATGTGTGCGTCTGCTAGGTCCATCACATGCACGTAATCTCTCACACAGGTCCCGTCATCGGTAGGATACTTGTCACCAAAGATTTTAAATGTTTTTCCCTGCTTCGCGGCCTCGATGGCCAGTGGTATGATGTGTGTTTCTTTTTCCCTTAACTCTCCTACCTCTGCTTCTGGGTCTGCTCCTGCGGCATTGAAGTATCTCAATCCAACACTTGATAATCCGTATGCTCTCAGATAATCTTTACACACCATCTCTATCATTAACTTACTACCTCCATATGCACTGATCGGGTCAGCAACATCAGACTCCATGGCCAACTGCATTCCTGGATCACCGTACGTGGCCGCACTTGAACTGTAAACGAATGTCTTGACTCCACACTCGATAAGTTTGTCCAGTAATGATATGGTCATGATCAAATTGTTTTTGTAATACAATGAAGGATTTGCAACACTCTCAGGTACACTGGTGCTACCCGCGAAGTGTATGCAACTGCTTATGTTGTATCTGTTGACTATCTCGTCAACCCTGTCCATCTCCTGTGGGAGATTCAAATTGTAGTTCGGGCCAAACGACTTCAGACCCTCTCTGTAATGCCTGTCTATCGTGACTGGAGTGAATCCATTCTTGGCCAACAGTTTGCAGGTGTGTGAACCCACATAACCCGCTCCGCCCGTGACCAGCACGGCCTTGCTCAGTGTGTTAATATTTTGCTTCGGAAACTGGTGTCCTGTAGTGTCTTCCATCTCTTCTCCATTGTTCTCCCTTGCCTGTCATGATGTCAATCATCCTGTCTATGGTACCGTCGGTCCAATCAGATAATTTACCTATACTAGGGGATGGTTTGCTTAATAATACTTCTAGTTTTTCCATTGCGTCTTGCTCTGACCATGGAACATACATTCTTGTGTGGTCATTTGCGAATGTCTCTGGGAATGATCTGTATGCCGGAAACAGTGTGTTACACCCCATTGCATCCGCTTCACTCACTGTGTTGGATACCCAGTCCTGTAAAGCACAGTTGAACATCACCCTCGAGTCTGCGAGTAGTTCGTAGTACTCGTTCTTCTTCAGGTTCTCATGTATGGTTATTGTGCCTTGTTTTGCAAGATACTTTGCCTCGTCCACGAAGATTTGGTTGTTTGATCTCAAAGGACCACCTTGGCATATTGCAAATTCCACATCTGGGTGTTTATCTTTGTATTTCATTGCCAGCGTCATGTAGAACTGTGGCTGTTTCTCCTGATCCCATCTCGCTCCAAATATGACTCTCTGTTTTCTTTCATTGAAAGGTTTCCTGTCTGGAACCCTGCTTTGCACTTCTTCCTTGCCAAAACTCAAGCCCGATATGTTGTATATGGGTGCTGACCAATTTGCTATTTTCATGTGTGCCACCATCTCTTCGTTGGTTGCGAGTATTTTTACATTAGGAATTTCATTACACATCTGTTCATACATGCTCATCCATTTGCTCATGCCCCATACATGTACAAAGTCATCTGGATCTATGGCCTGTGCCAAGCATCTAAGATATATCGTTGGTCTGTGTTTGTCTTCAACTTGATGTAGTATGTAGGGCAATGATTCCATGCCTGGCTGGAACATGTCTTCGAAGAATACTATGTCCTTACTTGTTACTTCTCCATTACGCATCATCTGTACAAGATTCATCATCTGACTCATGCCAAAGTATGATCTTCCGTGTGCGTCAAGCACCTGTCCAACACTGATCGCTTTTGTGTCATCTATGGTAGTACCCGGAACAACAACGTATTCTATACCTCTTTTCTTGTATGCACGTTCTGTCCAGTCTTGTAATTGCAGTGTGTATCTGCCTTCGTAGGGTTCTAGTCCCATGTAAAATATTTTCATATGCTTATTATAACTCCTTTATTCCCACTTGTCACTGAAATCTTTGTACAAAGTGTATTTTGCTGTTAGTTCTTCGCCTGCCTTAACTGGTCTCACTGTCATCAAATAACAGACAGGCAGTTGATGCCAGAAACCTTTTAGGTTTTTGCAGTTAGGATCATCATGATGATTATAAAATGCTCCCAAGGCAGTACGAATACTACCATGTGGAAAGTTTTTATTCATGATATGCACAATACCCAGGATCGTGTCTGCTTCAAAGTCTTTTGTTGCAAACAATCCAAGGCCTTGCACTTCCGATTGTTTTATCGTTACACCGTCCGGTAGTGGTCTATACATTATTTGTGCCTCTTTGTTCTTGTGAATAGATATTCGGCAATCCTGTTGATCCTATGCAACAATGTGACACTTTGCCCACTACCTATCCAGTGTTTGTCGGTCAATGGCTGAGCGATTCTCCTTATCGCTTTGCCTCTTTTTGATTCCTCCACTCCCAGCCCATAGACTGCTCCCGTTGACTGTTTTGCCTCTAGCCACCCGTGTGGTTTTTCCTTTGAAGATGTCGTCATAGTTCTCCCGATACTTGTTGTTAACTGGTCTGGATTTTCCGTCCCAGTTACCCGGCATTTGACTTGATAAAATCTAACATTGTTTTTGCGTCAGACACTTCAAATGGGTCGTCATCATCACTTGCATTATTCTGTCCTTCTTCGACAAACTGCTTCATAATCTCTCCATTGTCGACTAGCATCGAATATCTCCAAGATCTCATGCCAAAACCTTGTAAAGGTTTGTTGACCAACATTCCCATGCCTTGTGTGAATACACCTTCGCCGTCACCAATTGGTTTGACTTTCTTGATCTCTTGGTTGTTGAACCAAGCATTCATTACAAATGCATCGTTCACTGACAAGCAGTATACTTCGTCTATGCCCTGTGCTTTGAACTCATCGTACATTTCTTCGTATCCTGGGACCTGTTGTGAACTACAAGTGGGCGTGAATGCTCCAGGAAGTGCAAATACTACAATTTTCTTATTATCAAAAATTTCTGCTGTGTCTACATCTTTCCATTCACCGCCTATGAATGCACAACCGCCTACTGCGTTGTCATCACCTGTTCTTGTCTTAAAGTTCGTGTATGGTACTCTCATATTATCTTCTCTCCTTGATTAGTTTGACTGTTCCGTCGTTAGTGTGTTTTATTTTGTGATTGTTTTGGATAGCAAGTTGTAGGAATGATTCGTATTTTTCTTCCTTGACCATCAGTGTGATACACTCATCAAGGTCTTCTCCCACATCTTCATATCCTGCGTATGCCCAGATAAAGTCCTTGCCATACTCCATGCCGAGGTTACCTGCTGTTGTGCAGATGTTAGCCACTGCGTCAACTGTATCATATCCAGCATTCAAGCCACCACCCTCTACAGGCAGGTGTCCCATTCTAGTTGTTGCTCTCTTCTGTTGTATATGAATCTCTTTCATTATATTCCACCCATCACTGGTACTTCGTAAACTGCATGGCTTCCATTCTCGCCATCTTCACTCACGTCTATTTCAATTTTTCTACCTGGATACTTCTTTGTTATGGCCATGTACAAGTCATCACTCATCATCTCACACGATTTGTAATCCAGTTTCATTGTGCCGTCTGCATACATGTTCTCAATCCATCTCTTGAACTGTATGAATTCTATATCTCTGTCGTCATGCGTCACTTCTATTGCTACCTTGAAATGGAATATGTGTCTGTGTACATATCCTAAGAAACTCACATCATACTCATCACCTGTTGCTAGTTTAGGATCATCCAATGCCGCTGGGTATTTGTGCAATCCTTCTTTTCTAAAAGTAATCCAAATCATTTTATGGCCTCTGTTGGCTTGTTCTGTTAGTGCTTGATCTCTCATTTCCTCAGTACTCATTTTTTCCCCTTTGTTTTTAGTCTTGCTTCTAATCTTTTTACTTTTGCTTCTAGTTCTTCGACCCTTCTCACGTAGTAGTCTGTGCCATACAATCCCATCTTCTCGAGTTTTTTATTATCTTTCATCCAAGCATTGAAACTTCTTACACCTTCTCTATATGCTAGAGCCTCTTTAGACAACTTTCTTGGCATCTTTCTCCTCTAATGGTTCGTCTTGTTTGTATTCGTTCCAAGATGTGAATCCTGCACTCTGTTTGAAATGGTTCATGCTCATTGTCCATACTCCAGGCCCTGTTGCATCGAAGTCTACGTCATCCACTTTGATACATAGATTATCGTCATCCTCCGAATTAGGGAATATCACAGAACAGAATGGTATAAACTTTTCTTCCTTCCAAATATCCTTGAATCTCTCCTTGACTTCTGCGTGTACACTGTGTTGGTAGTCTATTGTGCACCAATAACCGCTGTCCATTAATCTTTTGATTAATTGTGATGTGTTGGCTATATTGTGCATGAAACTTCTGTTTGCTCCAAAATAGATTGCCTTGGCATTCACTTGTTCTGCTAGTTCTATTATCCGATCAAACAGTAGATCATTCCTCGCAAGGAACAACGTCTGTAATCCATATGCTGGTGTATGCTCTATCTCTAATCCTGAAAATATGCCTACACTGTCGCTCTTGCCTGTTTTGTAATCTCTGTCCATGTTATTATTATATTACGGTTTGATCAACTTGTCAACGTGGCTTTTGCCTTTGCAATGGCATCTTTGACCATTAATTTAGTCCTCTTCAATCTTGACAAAATATCCTTACTCTCGGTACTTCTGTCTTTGAGCCTGTCTTTGGTAAGTTGTTTTACTTTCTTATCGAGGTATGTGTGTTCTTCCTCAAGTTTCTTAAGTTTTTTGCTTCTTCTCTTTGCTATCTTCATTGTGTCCTCCTATTCAAATAAAGAACTGAAATTGTTTGTGCCTTTACCACCGCCTGTGGCCCTGGCCCATCTGTTGCCTCTGATGTCTGCTAGATAACTTGATGCGTTTGAGATCACATCCATAGGCTTCTCGCTGGTGAACACTTCTTCCACCAAAGTATTGAAGTACAGTATGTTCCTGGGAACATAAATGCTTGGCTCATCAGTCTTGTCACTTGCTTTGGTCTTACGCCAGTGTTTTACTTCTGGTCTGTATTTTCTAGATTCTATGTCATTGAGATCGTTTGCGATCTGTATCGCTCTGATTTGGTTGTATACATTGTGGGCCATCATCAAAGTATAACTGAAACTGTCCCAACTGGTAGCACCAATCTTGCCATTCTTGTTGACGTCCTGCTCACCATACCAACAAACATCCTTCATCTTCAATCTACGTCCTATTCCGCTATCAAATGGAAACTGTATGTCAGATCCTTTCAGTGTTTTATCATCTGGAGCCTTGTCCATCACAAATGACCATCTGTCTGGGGTGAATGAGTTATGTGTGTAAACTAGGCCATTAGCAGTTGATAAAAATGCAGATGCACTGTCAAAACTTATCGTGAAGTTGGAATTAATATGTTTCCTTACCTGTCTCTGTACCTGTGTAAGATAACAACCCCAGTCCATCTGTGATGTTCCTAGTACGTGCATCCAATCCTTGCCATCCAGTTTCTTCTCATCTCTCATTATGATCAAACGTTTGAGCATGACTTCCATATCACACATGTTGATACCACCCATCGCCCATCCTTCGAATTCGAAGTCTTTGACAGCGTCATACCATATCTGTGCCGTGTTCCAGTCATCGCCTTGTAGTACATTTAAAAGTTTTGTTTGCCCTAGCCTATTCTTTTGAAAGAATTTGTTGTTGTATATTGTTCCATCCAGTGTGTCCTGGAAACTTGTAAGTCCTGTCTTTGGACTGTTTAGATCATCCGCCGCCCATGTGGGTACGTCTAGTGTCATGGCCCAATCGCTAGTAAGTTCTAGCCAATTTAAAATATTGCTTCTTACAGTGTTTGCCTTGTTACCCTCGAAGTCTTTCCAATCAAACTTGATCACACCTTTTCCTATCTGGTATCCGCCCGAGTCACCTACTATTGTGCTGAACTTCCTATCTCTGTTGACGAACATGTGATCCCTGTCACCGACCTTGTCCATGTCAAGGCAGGCGTGTCCCGCCGAGTACAGTGCTGTTGGATAGGTGAACATGCCCTTCTCAGGATTTATGAAGTTCAACCCTTCAACACCATTTTCAAAACCTTGTGGTATTCTCTCTGCTGATATGTGTTTGCCTTCTGAAACTCTCTGTTTGCTTATGAATGTGTTGTAGAAGTTTGATATAGCAGGCAAGAACACAGCGAAGTCTCTGCTCAACTCCCCTAAGTGTTCTTGCTTACTATTATCTGTCGTCATTATTGCGCCTGTGCTGGTATGATGTATTGATACTTGCCCAGTCCTGAATCAACCGAAACCTGCATAGCACCCTCGTTAGAGAAGTGTAATGTAACTTTCGCTGAATCAGACAGTTTAAGTATTTGTAGCACCTGTCCTACCGGCCAACTCCAACCTTTGTTGAGTGTTCCCTCAACGTCAGTCGCGAACACGAATTCACCACCATGCGATGCCTGATCACCAAAAGTGAAAATCAAGTTTCCATCCTCGGTTCTCACAACGAATGAGTTGTGTTCTGTGTTTGCTGTTGCCTGGAAGTTGAATCTTTGCACACTTGCCACACTTGGTTCGATCTCAACGTCCCACTTAACACCTTTGAACTTCACGGTCTTAAGTTTCTCATTGATGATCTCGGCATTCATGAATCTGTAGTCATTCTTGAAGTCACCCTTTTCGTTCTCGAAATGGATTCCTGTTGGAATGGTTGCACCGTTTCTCTCACCGGACAACACAGTTATGTTTGCCTTCTCCTTGTATTCCGGACACTTCAAGTGTATGTCCAGTTTGCCCATCTGTGGCATACCGAACGTACCCGTCATCTCCGTTTGTGGTTTGTGGAAAGACCCTTGCAGGATCACAGATCTGTCTTCTGCCATACTGTCGATCGCAGTCTCTTTGTCGTCGCCAGTAATTTTAACAAGATCCAAGAATCCCAGTCCATGCGTATGTTTAACGATGTCTTTTAAGATGTCTATCATAATGTTCTTATTGTATAGGATATTTAGGTCTTAGTCTAGTGTTATTTCAGAAACTCTGTACACAGCCGGATTTTGTTTACCAGGATTTTTGAATATGGCGTAACTGGCACCGGGCCTGAATTGATTCATCTCTACCAATTCGTATCCCTCGTCTTTGATGATCTGCGTCATCGCAGTTTTTGTGTTGTAGTTCCAGTAACCTCTTTGGGCAAGGTCAAGTTCCTGATCGAAGTGGCAGTCAGCGTACTGTATGAAACAATAACCGCCTGGGATCAAAACCCTCTTGATGTCATGTAGGTACTGTTGTATGTGTTTCTGTGTGAAGAAAACAAATGTGTCCCAACTGAACACAAGGTTGCAACTGTTCTCCGGCACACTTGAACAATCTGTTTGTTTTGTGGTAATAAATTTTAGGTATTTGTGGTGTTGTGTATTGAACAGTGCCCTAATCACTTTCTCCCTGCAAAGAAGCACGTCCACGAAGTAATTCAATCTCCATGCCCTGAAATCCATGGAGAACATGCCGTCCCCTGGTCCTATCTCGAGGCTGTTGTAGATATTGGTCTTTGCGAACTGGAATATCTTGCTCTGCACGAATCTCTGTAGAGTGGGATCGATCATGGGCGTGAGTTTTTTCTGGTCAAGATCACGTCTGAACCATTCGGGTGTCTTGTCAAGCCTATCTATTACTTCCTTGTTGTTTGCGTCAACGGCCAACTCTATGTCCTTGAGAATCTTGAGGTTTGAGTCTATCAACTGTTGTAGGTCCTCTTTCTTGACCCGTTCCAGTTTTTCTATCAGTAACTTTATTTCTTCAATGCTCAACATAATTGTATTTAGAAAGTAAACAGTTTATTGAATGTGTTTGTGGTCTCTGTGCTTTGCACGTCCCAATCCAACACTCCTATGAGGTTGTCTATCTTCTGGTCCAGTATTGTGGCCTCCATGGCATCACCGTCAAACGGCAGTTCCTTGAACCACTCTGGTATACGCATCTCATCCACAGGATATGCGATACTGGTATAGCCCATGGGATTATTTTTAAGTTTGCACACAATCACTTTTGCACCATCTGTTATTGGCATGGAATATTTGTCACCATACATCTCCCTACACCTGTTCCAGTTCATGCTGGCCCTGACGTGCCCTGGCATGTTTGCCCTACCGGCCTTTTCTTCTGCCGCTGTGTACTTGGTCATGTTGTTCGCTCTTTTTGGAGAACCTTTCTCCCATCCTGGCCTTGCTTTGAATTCTGACCTGAACTCGCTTATTTTTTTTAACACTTCTTTTTCTTCCTTGCCCTGTAGCACCATGTAAAGAAGATCACTCAAGAAATCCTGCACGAACACAGGTGTGTCAGAACGTTTAAGATCCAGTCCCATCGCTTTCATCTTGCCATCCTTGCCTTCTACGTCTGCACGTTTGCCTTCCTTGTCATAGTACAGCACCGCATATCTCTTCTTTGTGATGAACAGTCCCTTCGACGCAACAAGTTCTCTACCCGCCGCAATGACCTCTCCACGTGTACTTGGTGTGTGGAATGCCCGAGTCATGAATGACTTGAATGACCCGTTGACCTCTTCCGCTATCTTGTCATATAGTCCTAGCACAGAATCTTTGGTCCATGGTATGAGGCCTTCGTTGATCTCTTTTTGTAATGTTTTGTATGCTGAGAAATACACAGAGTCTGTGTCTCCATACACAACACTCTCACCTTTGTGGTCATACTTGCCTGCGACTATTTCATTGACCTTGCTGGCCATGTGTTTGGTTATACATCTACCAGTGAGTGTGACCGATTGTCCTATCCTCATGTCAAAGAACCTACAACCCGGATTAAGTATTGCACCATACAGACTGTTCAAGTTAATCTTTTTAACAAGTTGCCTCTTGTCCCAATACTCCCGTTCAATCTCGTTGTCTCCACAGTCACGCATTTTTCTCTGCATCTCTTGTCTTTCCTCATACCAACGTTTCAGCAGTCCTGGTATGATCGCTTCATACTCGTATGTGAATATTGTGCCATTGGCACTCAGCATCCATTTGTTGTTGCCGTCAAACACTATGTCATAAAGTTGAGCGGCACTCATACGCACACTGGTCTTGTCTTCCCAGTCTACTATGATCTCTGTGCCTTTCTCTTGATTCATGACTGCTTGGTATTCCCAACTACCGAACTGGCTGTCCCATGCGGCCGCGAATGATTTCTTGGCGTGTTTGGCCCTGTTGATCTCTGCTGATGTTATCACTGGCCTTATCTGTCCTACTATAGTCTCAGGCCCCATGTTCAAGGCACGGATCACACTCGGATAGAGCGAGTTGATGTCAACAGAACCGATCCAGTCGTGTATCCCTTTTTGTGGGGTTGCCACGTGGGCTCCTGCGGCCGGTTGGTTCTCCTCACCGTCCTTCTTGTATTTCCTACCTGGTACCTGCATACCACGTCTGTGTGTCTCGTTCACTATGGCCTGTTCAGTCACCGCCACTGCACCCATTGTGGTCTGTAGCAACACAGTGTTCTGGTGTGCTATCTCGTTGGCAAGTTCTATGAACTTCAGTTTCTTCTCGAGCTTGGCCAACAGTGCAGTATCCTGTCTGTTGTATTCTATGAAAAGTCCAAAGTCATTTTTATACAAGTTGTCCAGTGACCCCTCGTATACTGTTTTTCTCTCGTCCAATTCATGCTCGCCTATTGCGTCCAGTCTGAAACTGTGTCTTTCTTCGTATGTGTATTTCCTGTATAGTTCCAGCAAGTCTAAGTGTACACGACCTACCAGATCAAAACTTAACTGTTCTCGACCATATTTTTCAAATACTCTCTTTCTAGGTTTTTCACCCCAAAAACACAAACGCCTTGTGTCATCTGAACTTAATACTTTTTGTATCCTACCAACTGTGTATGGAATATCATATCCCTCTGAGTTCCAACCTGACAGTATGTCTGCGTCCTGCACTAGTTCCAGGAATGCGTCCAGCATGTCCTTCTCCTTCTCGAACAACATGGTGTTCTCGAATCTCTTTGTAAGTTCTTTCGCGTCTGTCATGCTGATGGTCTTGGGAGGTACTGCAAATGTGACCAGTTGGTCCGTCCAGCTCATGTAACAACTTATGGCAGTTATGGGCATGAACGGATCATCTGTTGTTGAATAACCTCGATCTGGATCGAAGTCAACTTCAATATCGAAAAACATCACGTTGAGTTTTGGGGTTTCCTTGCCCAAGTAGTTCTCTTCCAAACACCTGAACACAGGATTGATGTCATTCTCGTATAATTGCTTGTTGGATCTTATCCTCTGTTCTTTTATGAATTCCTTGTTGGTGGCACACTGCACTCTCTGTAATGGTGCACCCGTCATTGATCTGTGTTTGCCCCTTGCGTCCTCGTAGTAGAACACGTACCTGGCATCGTACTCTGTGAATATTCGACCCTTCTTGGGATCACGTTCTACGACGTATATCTTGTCCTCATCTTTTTTGAATAGTGCATCTATGTAACTCATAAATTAAATTTGTCCTTATTTCTTAAAATAAATTGTTCACCAGTGTTATTGGTATAATGCACCCCGTCATCGGGAATGTCTCCTAACTCATAAGCAACGTTTAATGGAGATTCTCCAATATGACCAGACATGTCTATGTAATCTGGTAGTTTGAACACCGACCCATCAATAGTTGTCATTTTGTTTGGGGGATTGGTATAGTCATAATAACTGCTCCAGTTGTAAGGTATTTTCAGGGTCTTGCATAATTCTATACCTCGAAAGATTTCATGTAAACTTAAATCGTAAGGACCCTTTTCTGATGTGATATCATACATGTATGCAAACAGTTTTTTCAGCATATCACAGGCAAGCCAAGATCCATTGCGACCGCCACTGGCAACCCAATTTCTTCTGTTGGTTTTACTCTGGCCTCCATAATCGGGTATAGTCACTTTGGGGTCAAACGGTAGGTCAATTCTTGATAATCCGGAATATTGTAGATACACGTAATCTGGTATTCCACTTTCGTCCACATATTCAAATAAACGTGAGGTGATATACCTATTGCCAAATCCGCTGGCGGATAGATTTATCCATTCAACGTCTTCGGAACCAAAAAATTTGGAGAACTGCTTATGCAATGGAATACCATTACTACAACCTATTAAAAGACATTTTTTCATTTTATACTACCACCAATAACTTGCCACGCCGTAACCGTAGACATTTATGATTGCGAAGTAGCCAGTGATCATCATCACGAATGCCGCTTCTCTTCTGTATGAAGCATAACATTGTGTGAGTGCTCCTACCAAGAATCCCGGATACACGATAGTCATGTCCGGATCTGAGGCTGTGATCGCTAGTGTAAGGCTGGCTCCAACTGTGAATATGAAACTGACAAGTTCAAAATAGAACGCTGTCCGGTCACTTTCAAAACTACGAAGCCAGAATGATCTGACTTTGTCTAACATTAAAGTTTGCCGGCTGTGTTTAGTATGCTCTCCAGGGTGTCCATCTCATCTGCGATGTTCTGGTAGTTGCCCTTGTGTGCAACTGATATTGCCTTGTTGATCAGGGCTGGTTTCAATTCTAGTTCCTCTGCGATTGCTTTCACTGTGTCTTTCAATCCACCTTTCAAGTCCTCGACCTCACCTAGTACCTGTGAGCCCTGTGAAATGATCTGGATCAATTTCTGCTTTTCAGCGTCATTAAAGTTTCTTACTGCCATTTGTTTCTCCTGTTGTTATCCAACAAGTATATAACAAATCTACAATGAATGCAAATTATTTTTTCTTTTTGGTTTTGACGTTGATCGCTTTACCACGTCTGTTGGGATTGGGATCTTTTCTTCTCTTCCTCGCCGCCGCACTTGCCCGGCCTTTTTTACCTAGTGCGTATGCTTTCTTGGCAGGTAAGCATTTGGGTTTCCCCTCACCTTTGCTCTTACCACCACATGATCCTCTGATCTTTCCTTTTGGGCCCATTCGCACCCATTTGTCCTTGAACCATTTTTTTAAATTTTCATTTAGACCTTCTGCAAAAATTAAGTTGCCGTCTGATCCTATTTGAACATCTTCTGCTTTTACGCAGTTGGGTACACGTTTGCCGAACATGGTCTTCATGCCCTTCTTTGTGTAACCTTTCCAACATCTTGTGCCTTCCAAAGTGATGTAACCTTCTTTGTAGTATTCATTTCCTGGATCTGCATCGCCCGACTCATCCGGCCACCAATCCAATTCGTATTTCTCGCCATTGTCGAACATGGCTTTCATGCCTAGTATTCTTTTTTCGTATTCGTCTTTTACTGCTTCTGTACGTCCAGCAACCACATCCATTACAAAATTAAGTGTAGTGGCATTGGCTGTCAGTGAACCACATCTGGCACCAACCTCATTTTTAAGGTGATCGATCAGTATGCTTCCAGAACATTTTGCCAGTTCGTCACTCATGTCTTCAGGCACTTCTAGGTCAACGTAACAATAGACGAAGTCGTAGTGTGGTGCTGGAGACCCGTGTAGTATGTATTCATCCCTGCACACAACCCTTTTGAACCCATCGATGTTGTGCCAAACTGTCTGTTCGTTTGTGAATTCGTCTGGCGATCCGAAATGTTTTTCAAGATATTTGGAATAGTCGGCCGATTCCTGGTGATCCCAGTTGTCGTAGTTGGCCTGTTCTTCTAGTAATTCATTTATTCTCATCTTACAAATGCCCCTATTCTTCCGTGTACGTCTGGATACTCTCGGTATTTATACCCATTTGGGGGAGAGGTGTCATCACCTTCCCACACCGGAACGAACTCCATTATGCCACCTTCGAAGTCTGGATTGTGTCGCAGGTGCACTTCTATCAGTTTGTCACCGATAAATTCACAGTTCACAACATCATGTCCTGATACTGCATCTTGTATCTGCTCTGGCATTGGCATCACATCCATTGTCCTCGCCCATCGATCCCATTTCAAGAAAGTGTTTTCCTTTTTGAATCCTTCCACACAGAGCGATTGTTCACCATCTTTGTAATCCACTGACAGGTGTCTGCCTTCGAACCATTCACACCAGAAAAATCCTGGCGGTATGTGTGTGGTTGTTTGTTCGATGAACATCTTCTCTGCACCTATGCCTAGACCGTATGCATTGACCACAGGACGCACAATGTAATCGCCTGATTCTGGTACGTCTATGCCTGCAGGTCCGCACTTGTAACCCATTTTACTTGCCAGTATCAATTTGTCCGTCAGCCACATGGTGTCAGGATCTGGATTCTGCCAGTACTGTTCTTCGGGATCTAGATGTGCTACTTCGAATACCCTCATTTTTTGCTCTTGTTACCCCAGTTGGCCGCACCTTTTTTACGACACTGAACTAGAGCACCAGAGGCATAGGCCGATGGCCATACTTTATATCTTGATTTCACTTTATGATAGCAGGCGTCTTTCTTCTCTGCTAGTTGTTCGAATTCTTCTTCTGTGATTCCTACTACTTCACGGATCTGCATGTTACCACTTCCTGCAAGACCAATATCTCGCTTTGGTCTTTGGTCCTGGGTTGGCACAGTTGTGTCTCGCCCTGAATGATTTTCTCGCTTTTGGATTTGATTTCCTGATCCTCATGGTTGGTCTCTTCGCACTTGTACCACCGTGTCCGAAGTTGACTTTTTTAACATTGCCTGTTTTAGGATCTTTCACGTACACTTTGAATTTCTTGACATCACCACGCATTGGTTTGTTCAGTGGAACTTTCCTGCCTTGGTACTCTGCGTCAAAAAGTTCTGTCTCGTCTTCTGGGAAACCCAGTGGACCAAGCACTTCTTCGAAGTCCTCGTCCTCTTCTATGTCAAATTCATCACCCTCTGGCATTGGTTGGTATAATTTATCTGAGTCATCTAGATATTCTTTAGCACTGAATTGTAGTTTTTCATCGTTCATGAAATTTGGTCCTAGAACTTTTATAAGGTCATCGATCATAAATGCTGTTACGCCACCTGTAGTTTCGCTTTGATCTAAAAAATCTTCTGTCTGCTGACCGTCCCATTCTCTCCAGTCTACGCCTATCTTTTTCGAGTAGGCTTCCATTTCTTCTTTGTCGTAACCGTCTGTTGGAATTCCAGTGTCGGATACGTCAAGATATCCGTATGCCAACATGTCACCATTTCCGCCCTCACGGTCTTTGTATTTCTCTGCTATCGCATCAAGGCCTTTCTTCTGTTCGTCGGTCAGTCCTGCGTCTTCTTCAATGCCTGACAGTTCCTTGAGTCTGACCAGTTCGTTCTCGTCTTCCTGCACCGCTGATTCGCCAGCGAAAGCATTGTCTTTTTTGATGATGTCTATTATTTCTTTTTCAGTGACATCAGGTATTAGGTCTGATATGGCCTTGACCGCATCTTTGGGATCAAGCACACTTTGTACGCCACCAGCGTACAGTTGTTGGATGATCTTGTCTTTGTTTGCCATTATGTATCCCGCACCTGCTTTGTCTGTGGTGTATGGTGATTGTTTTTCCTGCACGTGTGCACCGCCCTGCATCTTTTCGTAGTGTTCCGCGGCCTCTTCTGGAGTTAAACCTAACTCATCAGCATGACTCATGAACTGGTCTTTGGTCATGTTCTGTGCCATGTTGGCGATCTTCTCGCCTGCGTCTTCCTGCACTGGTGCGTTCACACCGTCAATTCTGTTTAGTATGTTTCTTATTTCTACCATTGATTCTGCTATCGGTGAGTTGCCCATCTGCATCTGTGTCCTGTCGTTTGTGAATTGTGTTGTTTTTGCCAGACCCCTGCTACCTGCACTGGCTGGTGACTGGATCTGTTTGCCTGCGGACACGTGTCCCGTGTCTGTCATTGCCACCTTGG